CGCCGAGGTTGATGAAGCCGCCGACCTCATCGCTATATGCGTCATCTTTCGCGCCCTGCTCGTCGCAGCGCCACAACGCCTCGTTTCCGAGGTGCTGTCCACAACAATCACACTGGACGTTGTAGAAGTATTCTTTGATTACTGACATATCTTCAATTCGTTAATAATGTGTATTGTCTTACTCTGCGTGGCTTTCTTCGAGAATGACTTGCGGCTCGGTGAAATCGCAACTCAAATGCTCGAGCTCGTGCCACTTCTCGATGGGATAATAATCACTCCTCGCTTTCGCTCCTTCGCTTCCTGGTTTCACATCGTTTCCATCTGTGCTAATCCAATTAAACCACCATTCACACTTTGGCGAGCGAGCGGCCACCTCAAAGGCTTGCTCTTTCGTGTTCGCCGCCACCAGCACGATTCCTCCGGCATAACCTCCTTGCATTTCGCATCCAAATACCTTCATATCAGTTAGCTTTGTAGTTAATCACCGCCTTTCTCGTCCTCTCGTACCGCCGGATGAGTTCAAGATTATCCAAGACAGCCCTGCGGTAGTAAGGACTTCTGTTGTGGTACTTGATGCCGTCCTCGATCCCGTGCGAGGGGTTGTAGTAGTTCTGGAGCTTGTTGAACATATCCAGGCTCTTGCCGAGGTCGGAAGCATCGTCGATAGTGTAGTCTGTCCTGTAGAGCCGATTGACTTCGGCAACAAAAATCGGGACGATCTGGAGCTGGCCCAAATCTCCGGCCTTACCTTTCGCCTCGTCGCGGAACTTGCTTTCGGTGTAACAGATAGCCATAGTGAGCATCTGCCACTCGGTCAGTTCGTCACGATGGAGGTTGCGGAGCATCTGCACCGCCGAGCGGGGCTTGACCTCCACCTCTTGCTTGGCCTGCGGTCTTGTTGCGCCGAGCAGATAACCGCACATGAAGCACACAAGGCAGGCGCAGATGGTTGTGATGGTTTGTAGTGTCTGTTTCATAAGTCAATTTCCGTTATGTCATCGTTCGGATCAAGGCTCGGTTTCGCGTCCGATTTCGCCATAGCTATCAACAAGACAACCTCAATGGCTATCCACGCGATAAAGAGGATGCCGACCACGACGGCAAAGATGATTTTCGCTGTTTCCATAATGCTTTCAATTAAAAGGGAGCCGCTTGGCTGGATTTGGGTAATTTGTTTAACGTCAATATTCATCTGTCGAAATGTAAAGTTTTGGATGTGCCCGCGAGCCTCACGGCTGGCTCAACGGCTCCCTATGTAAACGGATCGGCTGGATTGCATCGCAGAGCCAGCACCTCCCCGCGTCCCACCCTTAACCACGAAACCCGATGGGCCGGGGCGTTGCATCTCTTACACCGCGATCCTTGTCAATCTTGCGCAGAGCGCATCGTTGCGCTTGTTCAACTTGTATTGGGCTTTCTTGACCCGCAGCCACTCCTTCACCTTGTAATCGAGCGGCATACACTTGGGGTATCTTGCTTTCATTAGAAGTAAAACTGTTGAATGTCTATAAAAAGGCCGCTTTCATCCTCGTCGAGCTTCACTTCTGCGCCGAGAATCCTGGTGCCATCAATCTTGATAGGAATATCCCCGGAGGTTAGCTTTGCAACCTCATCCCGGAGCTTGCGTATGAGTTCATTTGCAGTCATTGGAACTATAAATTTTTGTCGATTTCTTTCGATTTTTATAGGTTCTTATAGGTTACTTTCGGATTATCGGGAGTTCTACCTCGATGGGTTCGTCCTCCCAGCGGAGGTCGGGGAAATAATTGCCTTCAAGAAGCATCCCGAAGCCATTCCAATCGCGCTCCTCTCGCGTCGGCTTCCAACGATGAGAATAGAAAAACACATTACCATTCTTATCTCTCGCCACCCAGCCCTTGATGGTAGGGAGGGCGGAGATTTCCTGGAGAAACTCGATATACATTTCGCGCTTCCCATAATTCAAGTCTATCCCGTGTCCTCGCGTAAGGATAGGGTACTTCTCGTATGCTTTCTTGTTGATTTCTTCGGGTGTCATAGGCTATTATTTGATCGGCCCATAATACATGGACTTCAACTCGGTGTATAAATATTCCAACTGCTCCATTGTTTCCGGGCAATCGGGGTGGAACTCACTAACGGCCCATTTCAGCGCATTGACCATTCTCTCGGTGGGCTTCCATTGCGGCTGAGGGCGGAGGGATTTGAGCATGGATATTGCTTCCAGTTTAGTTACGAATCCACCCTTGTTCCCATCTACCCATCCGTATTGTCCTTCAGGAAAATTATACCTTATCAGTCGCTCTAAAAAAACAATCTTTTTCTCGTCCTCCTCGCTCCACTCTTGCTTTGACGGAAATACATTGGTTTTGAACCAAGCTATTTGATGCTGAGTTAGCCCAACCTCTTTAACGGCTTTTTGGATAATATCCTCGCTCCATTCCGCAGGCTTCTGTTCTTTCTGCTTTTCGAGCCAAGCGATGCATTCGTCAAACCGATGCGTACCCTCGTAAACGCAGTTACTACGATAAGATTCAACGATGTCAATAATCTCTTTCCTTATCTTCTCGTCCTCGCTCTCCGCAAGCTCCGGGACAAGAACAAGCATGGCCTCTTTCAACCGCCCAAAGGTGGCCGGGAAACAATTCTCCCGAACTAATTCTATTGCTTCTTTTCTGTCCATAGATTTCTACTTTATCAGTTCCACTTTTACCGAACCGCGATTCGGGTTGTTGCGAAGTTCTTCGATGAGTGCGCCAACGGCGTGGCGGCCAGCCCAGAACTCGTCGATCTCTACTTCACATCCTTCCTCCCTCAACATCTCCTCCGTGACCACCATCGTCTTCGTGGCGACCACTTTTACTCTATATGCTTTCATTTCGTTTGCTTTTTGTCGTGAATGTTGCCGGTGACACGGCTATCTGTGCCAGCGGCGAAATTGAGCGCCCAATTAAACGGGACGCGGAAAGAATAACCATCCACATTGGTCAAGATGTCCCCCTCGTAAATTTCCACCCCGTTCGCGTCCTTGAGCCCCGTGTATTGGCCGACGCTCTCGGGATCGACCTCGGTCAAGCCGCCGTCCCATCCCTGGTCTTCGATGTACACGCAAGAACACCCGTCGTCCGCCTCCCGGTACGAGAGGTTGCCGTAAACCCATTGGCCATTCGATTTGGCCTTCCCTCTAAACTTGATCTCTCGCATGGCTATTCTTTCTTTTTCTTTTCCGGTAACGCAAACCCGACCACCAGCTCGCCGTCGCGTTGGAACACGAGGAAAGCGTGGCTCTCGTCAAATATGCACTTGGTGCCAGCTTCGCAGGCGTCAGCGATGTAGTCAACCATCTTGTGTACCCATGCTCGAACCTCCGATGTTGCCGGAGGAATATGCCTATACTCTTTGTCTCTACGATAGAGGTCATCGGGGGCGCAGACAGACCACGCTTGGTCTTCCCCTTTGGGCCGACACTCCCACCTCCCTTGCGGCGGAGACGGGAGCTCGGGTAGTATTAAATTCGGTATCATTTGGCTTGTACTATAAGTTGTTTCCTTCGCTCGATCTCGGCATCAACAATATCGCGAAGCATTAAGAACTCCCTGACCGTGTATAGATAACCGTCTTTGTCCCTAAACACGCGGGCGGTCACATTGTGTTCTACCTCCAGTCTTCGTAACATCCTCCTCGCGACATGCTCATCCGCTCTTTTTGTCGGATAGTGATCAATGATTCTGATCTTCGTGCCGGGCTTTTTGTTGAAGAAGTCCTGGATCAGTTCATCCACAATACGAGTTGATTTGCCAGTATGCCTACCAACAATATTGTGAAGCGCTTCATCTGGCATGTTTTCTACCCAATCAATCGTTCTTTTTTGATCGTCAGTCAGTTCCATATCCTATCCGAACAATGTTCCTGTCAATTCAACTTTCTTCTCAAGCGTGCCGTTCATCGCCACCTCCTTGCAAGTGGTAAGGAACTCGGCCCGCTCGCCGGTAATCGGGCAGATGCCCTTGCGGATCACCCAGAGGACTCCGGCATCGCGGAGTTCGGCAACCCGGCGACAAACGGATGCCCGCTCGATGTTCAGGCAGACCGCAATCTGCATCCTGGTCAGACCATCAGGATTGGGGGATGCAAGCAGGTCATAGACCTGTTGCTGCTGCGTTCGTGTATTCGGTGTCATGGTTATGAGTTTTTGAGAATCCACATATAGACCGCAGAGGTGAAGTCTGCAATCGGCGTGTTCTTCCTGGCAAGACCAGTGATGAGGTCAAGGAACTCCTGGTTGGTCTGGAAAGCATCCGGAAGTAGTGAGATGGGGGAGTATCCGTTCGACCCAAGAGCATTGTGGAACGCTCCGCCATCCAGGTAATTGAAATGCGTGATGCCTTTCTCCTCGTTGTACTCAAGGATGAAGAGGCGGTCGTTCGTCTGCGTTTCGAAAGGGTTCGTCCACTCGCAGTATGCAGGATCAAACGGCTTCAAGTCCTCGGCAAGTTTGTCGAGCGTCGTGGACATATATCCGTTCTTCCCCTTGCGGAGAGTCTTGGCGTATGACTTGAGGCTATCTATGAGTGAAGAACGCTCGCGCATGAAATCGCGGCAGGTGGTGATGGTGTCAAGTTTTCTCATGGTGTTATCTCTTTGTGTTTCGTTGTATTCTTCGTTCCAGCTCCTCCCGGCCCAGTATCTCTTGTCATAGAAACATCGACGGATGGTGTTGAAATCGGCTGGGTTGTCGAGATGGAGTTGCCATACATCGTCGCCGTTGGAAATGATCTCGGCGAGTCGCCCAGGCCACTTGTCTTGGACGATCCGCTCACCCGGCTCAAGCACAACGCTTTGAGCCGTCCGGTAGTAAGCATAAACCTTGCAGTCCATAGGCGTCAGAAATTATCGTAATACGGAACATTCGTGAAATCCGGCATATCCTCAAACTCTGCCTGTACGGGTTGCTCGTCCCAACCGTAGATGATGTTCTCGGCTTTCTCGTTCTTGAGCCGTCTGGTTTCTTGCTCGTAGTAGAGACCGACAAGCAAGTCCTGGACGCCGGATGTCCTCGCCTTGACGACCTCGACCACGAGCGAGTAGTCCATGAGTTCCTGGACGGCGATAGGGCCGAAGAACTCGCGGCCACGCTTCTCGAAGTCACGGCCAACGCGATGGAGGAGGACGACATTGAACGCGAGGTTCGTGATGTCGCTCGATCCCGCGATACTCTCCTTACGGATGAGCTGCGTGAGGTTTTCCTTCCTCGGATGCGCGACGAGGACGATGTGAGTGTTCGTCCGCTTTGCGATGTCCGTCAGTTCAAGGATGAACTCGCGGTCTTTCTCGTTCGCGTCCCCAACGATGTTGTCGATCAAAAGGCTCATCTTGTTATCAAGGACGATGAGGTTCGCATTGTGCTGCTTGATGCAGTCTTCGATGTCTGCGCAGAGCTGGCTCCATCGGTTCCCGTATGAGTTCTCGTAGATGTGAAACCTATCGCCGAGCCAATCGTTGATCTTGTCGCGGATTCTCTTCGGGACCGAGTAGAGGTTGTCCGTCCCAGGGACGCTCTCTACATTGTTCTTCCCTGCGGCCATCTGGTCGATCCAAGCAACTATTCGTCCTCCGGCCATTTCTCCCGACCAGAGCGCAACATGGTAGTTCCTTTGGACTGCTGTAAGGATGAGGTGGTTGACAAATGTCGTCTTTCCGCTACCCGATCCGCCGGAGAGGACAGTTACCTCTCCAAGAATCATCCCCATCGTCTTCCGGTCTATGGACGGGATGCCGAACGGGATAGCCTGGGCATCCTTGAGGTCGAAGAACTTGAACTCCGATGCGGTCTTCCACTTGTGACCGCGACCGTCCTCTGGCACCGGCTTTAGGTCTTCTTGGCGAATTGGGGCGTTATATTTGCGCTTCCGGTCGAATGCCTCGTATTCCCTCCGGTCGTATGCTTGAGGGTCATAAAACAGCCTAAAATCACGCCAATGGTATTGCTGGCAGGAAGCGTGGAGGCACTTGAAAGCGAACGCCCCATTGTCAAGCGCGAAGATGGCCGCATCCGGCGCCTTGTGGTTGTTGTTGAACGGACACTCCTTGAGGATGTATTTCGTTCCTCCGGAGAACCTGACAACCTTGACCACCTCGATGTTGTGTTCCTGGAGGAAAGCGTCGAGGTCGAAGCGCTCGGTGTTGTAGTTGTTGTACTGGCTGGGCCTCTCCGGTTCCGGTAGCATCGCGGCGACCTTCTGGATGTAGGCGATGTTCGTTTCCTTGTACTCGCTTGGAACCTTGAGTATCTTGGAAATCCGCTGCGGCCTGTCATGTGTGTTGGCGCCCTTGCTTGAGGTCGTGCCGATCAGTTTGGCGATGCGGGCGGCATTGAAGACCGAGGTGTCCACCATCGCGCCGCCGTCCTCGTTGTCCGAGAAGAGCATATCGAGCGCCTGGAGGAACTTCTTGATAGTCTCGTTCACCTCCGGCGAGTTGGCGAGGAAGACCTTGTAGAGCAGATGGTATCCGTTTGCGGAGTCGGCAACCACCGGCTTCTCGAATCCCTGCTCGTCAAGGAACTTGTAAATCTCCAGCGCTTTCTTGTGCGACGCCTCCTTCTCGCTGTCGCTCGCATTCGTGCCGCTCGTGCGCTTGGGGTCGATGTCGATCAGGAGCGTGGTGCGGTAGTCGATGTCGTTGTCCGAAGTGGTCTCTTTCGGCTTCTGGATGATGCAATCGTGCTGCATCCGTCCATAGCAGGATTCCTTGACCGCGTTGATGGTCGCGTAGATTCCATAGCCATCAAAACTGCGGATGTCACGAAGGACCGCCTCAACATCGGTGTAGTATCCGGAGAATGTCTTCCCATTCCCCAAGATTCGTATTTCCGTCAGCGGGTTGTCAGCCTTGAACAGCGACCACCAACATCGAATTGTCATTTCGTCAATCATACATCCTGGGGTCTTCGGATTCTTTTCTGGTCAAATAGCGATAGTTCCTGCTGGGCTGGTGTCACAATGGTAGGTGTTTCTGAGTAGTCCGGCAGATTGTTGAGGAAAGTGGAGAACATCTTGGTATATGCTCCGTGGTTCTCGGAGAGATACTGATTGATCGTGTTCGTCAACTCTTCCTCAGTATGAGAGTCAAGAAGTCTTGAGAGTTTATCCTTGTCCTTACCTGATTTCAGGGAAACCCGGTTGCCGTCGGCGCGGACGACAGAAGCGGGGTACATGGCATAAAGCCGTAGGACGGCATCGGATTTTTCTTTAGATACTTTAGTATCTTTCTTTCTTGTATTATTTATTTTATTTATTTCTTTAGTAATGTCTTCGTCTGCGTTACCTTTTGCGTTACTTTCTGCGTTACTTTCTGCGTTTGAGTTCGGCTGGTACTTGTCGTAGTTAACGATTGATATTATGGAAGTTACATTGCTTTTTCTGCGTATCACTTTGCCACACCTTTCGAGGGTATCAAGTGCGTGTGTGGTTGCGTTTACACTCCAGCACCAGCGCTCTGAAAGAATCCTGACGGAAGTGGCGAGTTCACCGCGATTCAGATGGATGATTTGTCCCTTGATGTTGACATCTCGATCCTTGTATTCGGCGAGCTGAATCAAGTCGATGAAAGCAAATGTTTCGTTCGCTTTACCGGGCTTGAAAGTCTTGTCCGTAAACAGGTCTCTCGGTATGGTGATATATCCAGCCATTAGTCTTGGTGATAAAACACTTGCGCCCCTTCATCTTCTCTTTTTCAAGAGGTAGCGCGTAAGACGAAGAGGCGCAAGCCAAATATGATGTATGACACAAATTGGCGGGTTTGCACTATGTCCGTCCTTCGCGCTACTTAAAGGAACATAACAAAGATGCAAAACCATTTAATTCCGAGAAACAAAAAGTTTCACTTGGAAAAACTATTCCAGCCCATAGTGCTGGCGAAGCGCGGACTCAAGGCCCTCGCTCCATCCGTGGGCGGAGTTGCAGACCCAGATTTTCCTGTTGAGAGCATCGGCGAAGCCCCTCTTGTCAAGCGGCTCGTAGTACACCCCGAACTTGTAACCGTCATCGTTGCGCATCTGGTGCGGAACGAGCCTCGGACGGAACTTGTTGAAGTAGATGTTCTCGATGACATAACTCTCGTGAATCAGGTCGTAGTCCTGGATGATGGACGCGAGTTTATCGAACTTGTAGTAGAGGGGGAGGTGAGTGACCCAGTTGACGACGCCGAGACCTTCGCGGTCGCAGAGGTGGCGTGTCTTGACAAGGTTGCGCCTCCAGGGGTTCGGATGAAGCTCTCCCTTCCACGGCATCTCGGCATCCTGGAACTTCGGCTGCTTCACATCGGCGATGGTGAAGTCGTTGACCGCATAGCAGTCATCGGACGCCCAGATGCAGCCGTCATAGGCGCCGGAGAAAGCGTTGATCACCTCCCGCATCTTGTTTGCGATGTCGAGGTGAGGGCGGTACTGGCCGTCAACCTCCGGCAAGCGGTCAACCTTGAGTACGGTGTCGATGTTCTGGATGCCGGGATCGTCACCGACAACCACGATGCGGCACTTGCTCTTGAAGTGCTTCCGCCAACCCTCGACGGCGAGGCGGATTTCAGACCCCTGCGCGTCTTCCGAGACAAAGGGGATCACTACGAGAATTTCCTTTTTCATCAGTAGTTGGATAGATATTGTTCAAAGACTTCCTGGGTGATGTTGATGCGCGTCTGGAGGATGCTCCAGATAACATCTTTCACCCTTTCGTAGCAATCGTTGAACTCCGCCTCGTCCATAGAGGCGAAGGACATTGATTTCGGAATCTCCACGAACTCCTTGAGCCGAGGAGAGTAGTAGGTGTCGTAGAACCCCGCAGCAACGAGAAGGTAGGCGCGGAATCCTTCGAGAGAGCGGAAACCGCCTTGGGTCTTCTCCGGAAGGAGCGCCCAGGCGGTGTTAAGCATCGACCAGAATTTCCGGTGGAATTGGATGTTCCGCGCCACCTTGATCTCCGCCATATAGACTTGTCCGGCCCGGAGTTTCTTCTTTTCATCGAAGTCGGACTCGTAGAGCGGGACAAGCCCCACGGCGGTGTTTTGCAAGAGGAGTTTCATCAGAACGGTAGGTCGTCAGTCTGACCTGTTTGTGCGACGGGCGGCTGCGGTGCGGGCGGCGCCTGCTGATACTGCGGCTGCGGAGCCGGGGCAGGAGCAGGAGCGGCGGGTTGCACGGGCTGTTGGTATGTCGGTGCAGGCGGCGCTACCGGGGCTTGCGCATAGACCGGGCCAGCGGGCTGCTGGTAGGACGGGGCGGGTGCTGCTGCTTGAGGACGAGGACCGCAAAGACGGAGGACATCGGCGCGGATTTTCTTCTTCTCGTGCGTGACGCCCTGGTTGTCGGTCCATCTGTCGGTCTTGATCCGGCCTTCGACCAAGACGCTCGCGCCCTTCGTCAAGTAGGGAGTTACGCCGGACATGTTCCAGATTTCGACATCGTGGAACTCGGTTTCCTCGGCGATAGAACCGTCGTTTTTCTTGTATTTCTCGGACGTGGCCACGCCTATCAGCGCGACCTGGTTCTGGCCAACCTGACGGACCTCTGCGTTCTTGGTCAAGTTGCCTTGAATGATGACTTTTTGGTAGCTCATATTATTCTGTTGGTTTGAAAGACAATGAAGCGGCCACCTCTACTTGTTTAGTGACCTTCTCGAATACAGCCGGGTAGAGCTTCTGCAACTTGGCAGAGTCCACGCGGTTCTGTGTGTATGATTTCTTGCGCTTGAAGACTCCTCCCGGAGCCGCCATCTCGTCAAGGTCGTTGTCGGCCATATAAGCCAACATCCGTTCGTCGTAGAACTTCAATCCCGCCTCGATCTCCTTGATCTTCGCCTTGAGCGCGGCGATTTCGTTCGCCTTGGAGATGTAGGTGGCCAACTCGTCTTCCTTGAGTACGAGGGAGGCGTCCGGAATATCGTTCTCGTCGATGTAGATAAGGCCGTTCCGTTCCGCTTCTATGAGCGCGGCAACCTCCTCTGCCGAGACGGGTTCGATCGGGATCAGGCCCTTGATCTTGCGGGTCTTCTTGTCGATCCACATGCAGAAGCATCCCTCTACCTCTTTGTCTGGATTCAACCGTTCAAAGTAGACTTTGTAGATGCCAAGTTGCCATTGGAGCGCACGGCGGTGAAGGTCGAGCGTTGTCTTGATGTCAACGAGAACCGCCTTGCCGTTTCGGTTCTCGTAAACCTTGTCGATGGCGGAGGCAATCGTCTCGTAGTCGGTAATCGGGTACTCGCTCTCGACGGATTTAAGACCATTGGCGAGACAGAGGTCACGATACTCATCAATGAGTTCGGATGCGAAGATCGCCTCTCCGCTATCGTAGTCCTCGATCTCCTTGTGGATGGCCGTCCCCTCCTCTGCCGCCTTTTTCAAGATAGACGCAGGGATGTTCCCATAGTCGGCGCCCAAGTTGTGCTTCCGCATCAACTCGGTAACGCCCATCAGTAGGACATCGCCATCCAGGAGATATGAGTGGGATATGGGGTCAAAGAAGACCCGATCGTCATGATGCAGTTCCATTGAGCAATTCCTTTTTGCGTTTGTTGAATGCAAGGAGTACGGCCTTGTTTCCCTTGAGCTGTTCGCCGTACTTTTGCCATGCTGCATCAAGTTCGGCGACGGAATTGAGCGACTTGAAATAGGATTCCCAATTCATATCGTTCAGCTCTTGTTCCGGCGTCTTGACGGCATCAACATCATCTTCGTCGGTGGCGATGTGGAATTGCTTCATGATCACATAGCGCTCGGCATAAGTGACTGCACTACCTAAAGACTTGTCAAAGGAGTTCATGCCGCTACTGGCCCACTCGATTGGGAGTTTTTCGCCGGACTCAACATCGACCCAGGTAAAGAGCATTTTCACAGCACAGAACATCTCTGTCTTCTGGCCGTTGCGCGTGTTGTACTCTTGCCGGGTGTAGGTCGCTTCCTTAATCTCGGAAAGAAGAAGGAGGCCGAGGTCGTCCATAATGGGGCGCACGATGCCGAGAAGTTTATTCCCGGTCACATATTGGTATTTGTTCTGGTCGGCAGAGCCGTCCTTGCTAAGACCAATAATGCGCGTCTGGACTTCAAGGAGTTTAGAATAGATTGACATACTCTTGAGTATTAAAAAACAGACCGGGGAAAGGTGAATACCACGAAGACAAAAGCAAGGGCGAGGACGAAGACCTCCGCTCCCGTCAAAGTCAAAGGTAAAGTCAGAAAATGAATCTTTGGGAGCAGAGCCATTGTTGTAAGTTGCGGAGTCGGACCGCGTCTCAAGAACCAAATTCTTGCGAGCTTACCAGTTGCTCTATTGCTTTTGGCTATGGGCAGTGACGCGCCCATAGATTGGATTTAAGTCACCTATTTTGTATTCACCCTCCCCGTTGGTCTGGGTTTCGGGACAGGCCCTCAGCCCCAGATTATCTGTTTACTGCGTCGTAAAGGTCCCGATACTGATTGGGGATAATGATTTTCAGAGCCTCGATCTCCTTGCGGCGGTCGATTCTCGTCTGCTTGTCGGAGAGATGGATTTCTACAACCATCCGGTTGTACTCGTCCATCATCTTGTCGTACTTTTCCTGTTGCTCGCGGTTATCATCAAGCCGCTGCTGCTCGTCACTCTTGACGGTTTCCTCAATCTCGTGGTTGAGGCCGTTGAGTTGGGCTTCTGATTTCCGGTGTTCGGCCTGGAGGTCAGCGATGATGTCGTCGATCTCGTTGATCGTCATCGCATTCTCGCGGTGGATGAATACGGTTTCACGCCCAGTGTTAGCAACCTTGTCCGGCTCGGTGAAAGCATCGAAGGCGCGGAGGCGCTGGTTGTGAAGATGGCCGCCGGGGTGGATGTACTCGCCGTAGGTCGCGGCGCGGGCCTGCGTTGCGAGGTAGGTCACGCGGTCGCCGATGCTCATCTTCTCGAAGACCATATCTACCGTGACGGGTCGCTTCGGAACCGGAGGTGGAGGCGGTCCAGGGAGTTCGGTTGAGAATGCCTCAATCTCGTCCGTAAGGAGCTTCTTGCACTTGATTGCTTCACGCAGGAAAGCAATGAAGCCCTTGCATCTTGCAATCTCGTCCAGGTTGCTTTTGAATGTCTGGCTGTCCATCGTGAACTCCTTCTTGCAGAGGTGCTTTTCGGTGCTGCCGATGATCTGCATCGTCTCGGTAGTGAAGTTCACGGAATTAAGTGTGTTCTCGATCGACTCATACCGCATTTTCAGCATATTTGCGATATGGTTCGCAGAGGTGGCGGTCAGGCCGCTCTCCCCGAAGAATCCCTCCGGGATGGGTGAAAAGTTAGTGATCATATTTGTTTTCCGTTAATGTATTTCAGAAGATTGCCGTCCACGACATACCAATTCTCCTCGGACTTGCCGTAGGGTGCGAATTGCGGGTAGAGGTCTGGGGCTTTTGTGTAAAGACGGCGCTTGTGCTGGTCGCAGAAGTCTTTGGTGAGGAAAGAAGGGCGATAAGGAAATGCGTATGCGTTTTCTTGCTGCGCCGCATCCTCGTCGCCGATCTCGTAATACTGCAAGCAAAGTGTATAGCTCGAAAGCCAATCCCAATGCTTCTCGTACATCTTGACGACAGGATGATTGAACCATCCGTCCTTCCGTCCGGTGATGGCATCAAGAATCTGTCTGCACTCGATGATCTGCTTGCGGAGGCGCCGCTTGTCGAGGCACTTCGCCACATCAATCGGCGACGGGAATGGTACAAAGACTTGCATTGTGATAGTGTTAAAGTATTCCTGCTTGCCATTCGTCTCGATGACGCTTGCGGCTTTGTATGAACTCTATCTCTACCTTTCCGGCTTCCGTTTCGGCGCTATTCGTGTCAATATCCTCCCACCTTGTGTCCTTGGCGCGATTGATTGCTTCCTTGTCCTTTTCTGTCAATAGCTTCTCTCTCTCCCACCAAGGAAGGCTTCGGATTTCTTGGTCGCTCATATATTCTGCGAGATTTTGTCGCGCAGAGCCACGGCGATAAGGAAAGGCGCGGCGAGGCAAGACGCGAGGTTGTAGATGTACTGCCACCCTCGGTTGATTCCGAGTTCGCAGAGAAAGTCGGTGACAATCCCGATTCCGAGAATCACCACAAGCGCCCAAGCGAGGGCGCTGATCCATTTCCTTTTCATATAGAGTGTTATTGATTACGAGAGAAAGGGGCGGCGTATAAGAACAAAGAAACTATCCGATTCTGGCCACATCAAGAAGCCGCCCCCGCCGTTTCACAACGGCTATATGTAGTAGGTTGTAAGTGGTTTCTCTTGTTTCCAAGCATCATATCCCGGCGGAGGCACCCGCAACTCAAGGTCGCGCCCCGGCGCAGGTTGATGCCGAGTGCCGTGAACTCCTGGCCGCAGTCGCATCTGACTCGCCAGGTTGTCATCCGGTTGTCGGTGAGATCATCCTGGCAGATGACGGTAAGGCGACCGAAGCGCCTGCCAGTAAGGTCTATATAGTTCTTAGAGTGTTTCATAATAGAAAGCCCCGCTCAGGCGGCACGGGAGAGAAAAAGATAACCTATGGAGATGAGAAGAAGCCTGGTGGCGCATTACTGCGCATTTATCTTCTGTAATTCACTTTCCGGTATTCCGATTACTCCTCCACGAACCGCTTTCTTGATCCTTCCCTGGGCGATGTAGCGCGAGATGGTTTGCGGCGATTTGCCAATCATCTTTGCGAACTCGCGGCACGAGAAGACACGCTCGGTCTTCTTCTGCGTGAGAGCATCAGCCAGGCGGTTGTTGGATTCTATGAGTTTTGAGATAAGCGCTCGGTCCGAAGGAGAAAGGCTAATCGTTTCCATATTCCTCAACATTGATTGTCACGGAGAGTTTCGCCTTATCGACATGGAAAGTGTATCTGCGCCCCTTCCTGTCGGAATTGAGAGAGTACGCGATAGCCTTGCAGGACCGGATCGCGTCAACGGAAGGGAAGGGGAGAATGTGCTTTCCCGGCGTCAGTTCCTTGAGCATGTCGGTCCAGCGGGACTGGGACATAAATTCGTTGATCTTCTTAATATCCATCTTTAGTTTCGTGTTTGAAGTTGGTCGTCCTCCGCATTCTTGCATCCCAGGCTTGGAACTGGGCATCGGTGCGTTACGGACTTTTGATTTGGATGGTAGGGTAATGCCGTGCATCCCCGTGCGCCGATTTCTCCCGGCTTTCACCGCAGCTTCCTCCGCTGCCGCGCTCGCACCTCCGAACTCTCTTTCATCTCCTCAACCCGGAAAGTTTCCTCGGCTGATGCGTTTTTTAGTGACCCGCGCTTGGGCTTAGTCCACCAAATACTCGGATGGACGGGAGGGACAATGGAATGTTACTTATTGGGTGATTTGTAAATGTGAAGAGAACTCGCTATCTTTGCCGCCGAAAACACTCGCTATAATGTTTTTATAGGGCAAGACTCTTTTTGTGGGAGTATCCTTTCACTTTTGTCAATCGACTCGGTTAGTTATCCTTGTCCGATTGCAAAGTTGGGGAATATTCCCGAAATATGCAAGAAAAACTTGGGAAATTTCACAAAAATTTTTGCCCCTTTTTGTAACTTATTGTACCTCAAGAATTTGTGTTATGGATAGGGACATCAGAAAACGGATCGCTATGGCGATTGACACCCTCTGCGGAGGGAATAAGTCTGAGTTCTGCCGCCATATAGGGCGAAAAGCGGATGCCGTGAAGGATATTGTCGGGGGTAAGGGTACTGCTCCGGGATTCGACCTTATATATGATATTCTTGCTTCCGACTTGGGAATTTCCCCAACCTGGCTCATCCTCGGAGACGGCGATATGGTAACAAAGCCGAAATCCGAGGAGTTGACGCCAGCGGCGCCTCCACAAACAATCATTATCGGTAACTTGGAAGAACTCGCAAAAATATTGAAGAAATGAAATCGGCGGATAGAATCAACTACATCATAGAAACGCTTTGCGACGGCACCGCCCAGGTGTTCAGCGACAAGACATCCATCGGCAAGTCCCAGGTGTCTCTGCTCCGGTCTGGAAAGCTCGGCCCGGACATCGGCCCTTATGCGGAGCGGATCGCCAGGGCGTTCCCTGAGTTGAACTGCCGTTGGCTTCTTACTGGAGAGGGGAAACCGCTCGGAGAGTCCGGAAACGCGATCGTTGGTCTTCTCAAGGAACTGAGAGAGATCGAGCATAAGGTCGAGCGGATAGCAAAAGAAAAGTCCCGCATCACTGCGGGGCTTCGAGACAAGGAATAATTATTTGGATGGGTGCAGTTCGCACCATATCTTTCTCGTTCCGTGGATGCCGTCCTTGTCGGACAGGTAGTTGACCGAGAGATCGCTTACCTTTTCTGCGAGGTCTTCCGCGCTGATTCCCGGCCACCACTTCTCAATCAGGACACGGTGTTTCGCCATCATCATCTGCATGGTGACATAGAAGTCCCACGCATTGTATTCTGACGGAATCTGATCCTTTACGGACTCATAGACCTCCTCCAGCTCCGGAATCGTCCAGAACGGCGCGTATCGCTTTGCGCCGTCATTATCTATGTAGTACATCTTTACCACCTCGTTGGTGGCGTGGTCTTCGTCGAAGTGTCCGCCGGAGAGCATGCCGAATAGTTTTGCATAGAGGGCTTCCTTGTCCTTGGCGGACATGCTTTCCTCAACAGCATCGGACACGATCTTCACGGTGTCCCACATCATCCCTTCGCCCTGGCCTTTGCCGAGGCGCTTGGTCATTTCATAGAGTGTTTCCATTCTTTCTACTTGTGATTCCTCCGCACCTCGGACATGCTGGGATGACTCGCACCGGCCTTTGCGTTGTTGCGTTTCTTGCCGGGTTTGGTCTTTGCGGCCTCGGTGTCGGATATTTGTTTATAAAGTTCATTGTACTTCTTGTTTAGCATTGATAGGCCGAGGTCGGCCCACATAGCAACATAAGAAAAAAGGAAGGAGGCGCAAACTGCGGTTATTAGTTCACATCCGCTTATGAGCAGGAGGAGGAGCGTTGACCAGAAGCATAGGCATTTCGGGCAGGAGAGGAACTTGGATTGTATGCCAATCCTCCTCTGCACCTCATCGGATAGGCCCATGCTTATGAACAGGACGCATCCGATGACGAGAAATGCGGCCTCCCTCCACATAGTTTAAGCGGTCGCCAGGTTGAACGAGCCAACGAGAGAGACGGCATTGGTGATGTTGCAGCAGTCGCGCATGTTCGTGGGCGATGCGATTACGGTCCCGGCGGTGATGGTGGGCGCCGTGGCCGATCCGCAAGGTACGCTGACGGTCGCATAGATGTTGTCGGTCTTCGGACACGCGCACTCGCAGCCGCACTGGTACTGACCATTGCGGTACGGCATGTAGGTCACATTGCCGGTGATCAGGATGTCGATGACATAGGCATCGTTTCCTACGGACTGCGGAGCGCCGAGGGCGGTGTACTTGAGGTCGCCCGAAATCGGGTAAGCCCCGTTCGCGCAGACCTTGCGGTTGCCGCAGAGGTAATGAGTGAGGTCCACCACATAGGTGGCATCGGTGGCGGTAGCGCCGGGGGCAGGGATGCAAGTGTTCACATAGGTCTGCCCATTGTTGTAACAAGCCATTGTTATGAAAGATTAGATTGTTTTTGAGGACCCCCTATTCTCTGCACCGGGGTCTTTCTGTGCTTCATCTTCTTTCTTCAAGGGGTTGATGATGTCTGCCTGGCCGAACTTGGCCATCGCGTTCTCGATTCTGTCAAGCCGCTCGATGATGCCCGGCAAGAAGGTCATGATGGCGTGACCGTGCTGGGCCGCGCAATACACCTGTTGTTGGAACGAGCATTTGAGGCAATCGCCCGTACATCTTTTTTCTTCCATCCTATTTAAAATAATTGGTTACGAAATAGTTTCCTTTCCACCGCTCAACGGCGGCAGCGATTTTGTCTGCGGTGACGGCTATTCCTTTCTCCGCCATAGCTGACACAAAGCCCTTGACGGCTGCTGATGCCCGGTCTGCCTCCTCCTGGGAGTTGGCATACACATTGAACTTCATCTCGAACCCGCTCATAGGCTACCCGTTTATCGGTGGAAGCGGGGAAGCCGGTGCCGGAGCGCCTTTTCTTCCGCGAAGAATACCGCGAACGAAGTCCAGCCCTTGCGTGAGCATATCTTGGTTCTCACGAAGCCACCCAAAGATGCCGTTCGCCTGGTCGCCGAAGTTTTGGATGAAAGACCGGGACTCCGGCTCAACATCCGGCAACGCATCCTCCATCCCTTTGACGAGGAAATCGTACATCTTCTCCGCCTTTGCTACATCGAAACGCGAGAGGTATAGGGCCTGTTGCTTGAGTGCGGCCTTGCTTGTAGGTTTGATCATTGAAGCCATCTCGGATAGCCGTTTGTTTTTGTTGAACATTTATCCCGAATTTTATTATCTTTGTATCGGGGAATAGGTAGGAGTAATTAACCTACTGACAAGAGTTTCAAGACCTCTTTCCCCTTCTATTATAGTCTTGAATCGCATAAAACTTGAGGCATTATGACAAATCAAGAGTTTATCGAGTCTATTAGGCTCGAAGGAGAAGAGTGGAGAGATGTTGTCGGGTGGGAGGGATATTACATGGTATCGTCTTTTGGACGAGTCGCCACGATGTACCGAGAGTATGTTAGAAGTGATGGTGTTCTTCACCACACCGAACAAAAACTCATAAGAGGGGATGTCGTCCATTACACAAACACCGTCCGATATAACATCTTCACCTTTAGGAAGGGTGGTAAACGCTATCACATGGCCGGTCATCGTCTTGTTGCAATGGCGTTCATTCCTAACCCGGATGGTTATCCAAATGTTGATCACATTGACACGAACGGACTCAATAATCGTGTTGAGAATTTGAGGTGGTGTACGCAAGCGATGAACCTATCAAATCCAATATCAAAGCGGCGATCTCTACTTGCAAGCTCTGCTCGTATTGGTGTGCCAAATGTACCTCTGGAAAAGAAGGTGGCGCAGATTAAGTGTGGACGCCTTGTTCGTATCTTCGTGTCGTTGGCGGAGTGCGAAAGATTCGGATTCCACCATTCTGCGGTAAGCCGTTGTTGTAGCGGAAAAAAACCACAATACAAAGGTTACTCGTGGATGTATCTACCCGACTACGAAAAATCTTGTCAATAAGTCAAAGAACTAATCATAAGAGGGGGCGGGGTTGCGCGCCCCCTCGAATGGATTACTCGCCGCAACCGGGGCAGCCACACGCCGTCGCATCGCGCCAGATAGCCACCTTTTGCGGGCACTGCTGCATGTTGCCAAGCACAGCCTGATTGAAGAGGGTGTTCTGGACGCTTTGGACAGCAGAAAGTTCCGCTGCCTGTTGAGCGGTTAAAGTGCCCTGCTGGCTTCCACTAACACTATCGTTAATCGTGTTGGTGATAGTGTAACCCTGCGCGACGCGCTCTGCCCGCTCGTTGGCCAGGAGGCTGGTCAGCGTAGCAAGCTGCTGGTCGTTCGCGTTGAACTGCGCGTTGGCAAGATCGCGGACGCCGTTTGCCTTTGCGTTGGAGAAGATAGGGGCGAAAATCCACGCACCGATGCCGAGGGCGGCACCAACGGTGCCAAGGACGAGACCGGCCACTGCCGTACCGGAGGGACGACGGGACGACATTTCCGACACCTTGAAGCTCTCATAGGGAGAGAGACCCCAATGGTTCATCATTTCATCAGCCATTGCTTGAATAAGATTAAAAGTGAAACAAAATACCAACGGCTCAAAGCGAGCCGCTGGTACAAAGTTCACTATCTGCCCTCTGGCGATGAATGGATGGTCGGAAAAATCCTAACCTCTTGGTTGTTCGCCTCCTATGCGCCAACCTTTCGGGGCAATCCGGATGAATTTAGAGAACGAGTATAAGACCACATTCCTTCTTGGCTTCCCGGTGTATCTGCGCTTTATCACTCCGTTGACGGCATCCTTGGACTTGCCGAAGAAGTCTGCGATTTCATCCACCGTGCCGAGCGCACCGCCGGAAGACTCGATGGCGTTTAGGACCGCCATCTGCTGCTCCCTGGTGCAATCGCCACGCTTGATTTTCTTAATCCAGAATCTTAGCGTTGCTATGAGTATCTTATCGACCAAATCTTCCATTTTCGGTGAAGAATACCTTGTAAATGGCAACCATAAAGATCGCCGTTGTTAGTATGAGCGTAATGGTGATAACAATCCAGGCTCCGTGTTCAAAGTGGTAGATGTATGTGTCGAATAGGTCAACCGACTGTGGTAGTAGCGGGAGTGCGCAGGCAACACGATGCCATCCGCACATCATGAGCATACGCGAATAGACAAGGTGCGCAAGCACCACAATCGGAGATACGAAAAACACATAGTCTATGACATCCAGCCAGGCGCCGGAGCAGAAAGAGTACACCGTGAAGAGGACGAGAAACAAGGCCGTGTAGATGAACGGGAACACTTGCACGGCCATTGTTATCCTCCGAAGAATCAGTATGAGCCTACTTCTTCCCTGTGGACCGTTTGGCTGCGGTGAGTTCGACGATTCTCGGTCTGGGGCCGATGTGCGGAGGTTTGATTCGTGCTGCGGAGTTTCCCTTGATTGCATAGGTTGTGGTTTTTGCTTTTCCCATGATAGAAGTAGTTTAGAGAGTTATTATTCGTCAAGATGTTCGATCCTGACCTTGATGTATTCTTTTCCTTTCTTGACAATCACCTTTTTGATGTGCGCCTCGTGGATCAGTTTGTCGTTGAAGCCATATTTCTTTTGAAGGATGTCGCCAAGCGGCTTGCAGGGGTTGTCATAGTCCGCGAGCGGATTACTGAACCCAAATTCATAGTAAATACGAAATGGCGGTTCCGGTAGTTTCCTTTGTGGGAGAAGCCAAAGCATCTTGCGCTCATAGGTCTTATACTCGTTCGTCTTGAAGCGCCTACCTTGCCAGGCATCGTTGACGGAAAGCGGCTTTGTTTCAATGAAGATTTCGTCCATGATCTCTTGTTACCGTGCATAGTGTTGTTAGTCTTCGTGGTGATATTCCGGCCAGCACATACACCGAGGGTGTGATTCCCAGAATGGGACCGAGATGGGGATTGGTTTGCCGCACTCCGAGTCGCATTGCGGGCAGAGGAATCCGCTACCGCGACGGCGGATGTAGTAAGACGCACCGCCCTCCTCCTCGGCTTTCCATTCTGCATAGCGCACCGTGCTGATGATTGCGTCCTGGCCGATGAGCGTAATCTGCGCGATGAGGTCTTTCTGATAGCCGCGACCCCACTTGAGCAGTCCCTGCGGAAGTTCTTTCCAGGCAGGGGAGAGATAAGGGTTTCGGATGTAGCGCAGTACGCTTATCTTGAGATAGCTCTGCGTCATCCCCTTTACGAAAGCGAGCGCGATCCATATTTCAAGGAGTTCCTTGAGGAAAGAGCCTTGCTGATCGAATCGCGTAACGATGTCCTCGTCAGTATGTGCATCTGCCACCTCCCAGGCATCATCGCCGCCGTCCCATCCGGAATCGCGGATGAGATTCATCGCGCGGTTTTTGGCCCTTTCTGCTGCGTTGTCGGACAGGTCTCGTAGAATCCTGTTCGCTTCATCATTGAGTTCCGGGACGGCATCCCAGAGGAAGTTGGCGCCGAGATATGAGTAACGGAAAGCAAGCGCGATGAGGGCGACGACCGCCTTGTCGAAGAGGTCGTTTGCGTCTTTCTTATAGGCCGCCGCTTGGTCGGTGAGCTGCTTGTTCGTCATTACTTGTTACGAGAATCTGCAACGGGGTTCTTCCTCTGCTGGCTCGCCTGCGCCTGCTGCTGGGCAACGAGTTCGTCGTGTGCCTCCTGGGTGATGCGGTTTATCTCGTCCGGCGAGGAGTATCCGATGTTGTAGGCAAGCTCCGTGGCGGTCTTGCGGGACATACATCCGCAGGCGACGAGCATCTGGATCGCTGAAATGACATCGTTCTCGGAGAGGAAGATGAACGGGTCGAGGTAGGTCTTGATCTTGAACCCCTCGGCCTGGCTCGTCTTGCCCCTTTCGGTGAAGTAGGCATGCTTGAAGAGCGCCGCGATCTGGTTGATGAACGGCTGGAAATCCAGGGAATCGGAGAGCGCTTTGACATAGGAGTCGGCGAAGAGCATCTTCACGGTGCGGGAAGACATATCCGCACCGGACTTGATTTCCGGCGTTTCAACCGCAAACGAGCAGCGCATGATGTTCTTCTCCATGATGGCGAGCTGCGCCGCGAATGCGCCGTCCGCACCCTGGGCGGGTTCCAGGAATCCAACCTTTGCGTTGGGGTCGGGGGAGTCGATGCGGTTCGGTGTGCCGTCGGTGTTGGTTAGGACTTCCAACTCGCCGCCGAGGGTGTAGAGGATACGAAGCGCATAGGCCGCATTGTTCTCGGAGAACTGCGAGATGGCAAGTTCGTAACCCTCGATGAGACTCTGGGAGAAAGACCACACGGCGCCGTCGTCCTGACGGAAATATGCGACCGGGATCATCGGGAATCCGTGCTTCTCGATCTTGCCCTCAAGAACCCAAGACCCGTCGTTTCCCTGCTTGTAGGTTGCGAATGATGTCTTGTCAATGACATCAAGATATATCGCGGATTCCCCATCCCAATCCTCTTGCTTGTATGCTCTGCCCAGCAGCGTCATTTCTCCGGTGAGCGTGTCATAGTGAGGGTAGAGGACATCGCCGTCCGAGTATGAGAACACGCGCCACTTCACCTTCTGTTCCTCCATAAAGACATAGACGGCAGCATCTCCCGACTTGAACACCGCCTCGATTGCCTTGTCGATGGCCACCTCCATATCCTTGTCCTCCCAACCCTCGCGGAAGAAGGAGAGAGTGTCGATCATCTTCTGGTTCGTGGCATTGGAAATGAGCCGCATTCCGACATTGTTGCCGAGCAGCGATTCTTTCCTCTTGATGAGGATGCGGTTCTGGAATCCGATGGAGATGCGAGAACGGACCTTGGCCTGGTATGCCCCGGACTTCTTGTTCAGGAACATCGTATTCGGATAGTATAAGATGCTGTTGATGGAATGCGAGGACGGGTAGAACTCGCGCAGGAAGTCTGCCTGGGATTTCATCTCGAAATTCAGCACATCGGTAGGGAGCGTAATGGTCTGCCCCGGCTTGACGAGATTCTTCCCAATGGAGGATTTTTCGCTGGGGATGATGAAAGAGAACGGCTTCTTCTTAACGATTTGGTCGGGTTTCATCGTCTCGATGGATGGTGTAAGTCTCATATCGTTGTATTTTTGGCGGTTAACTATTAAAACAGCCCCAGTCGCCGCGCCTAATCTTCTTCGCGGTCTTGGCGGCATCAGCGCGGTCAACGCAGTAGATCAGCGACTCAATGAAGTCCGGAGAGTGGCCGATAATGTTTTTCATATCGGTCTTCTTGATCAGCGAGCGCGGGTTCTCGTCCTCTTTCCACTTGAGGACGAGCCGTTCCTGCATCAGCCGGTCTTCTATCGTGAACGGAAGTTTCTTCTCGGAGAAGGTCTTCCGGAGTACGGCTTCGTCAATGGACATTTGCCCTGTCTGGAGCTTTTCTATAAGGATTCCCGCGCACTCTGACTTGCGCGTGGTGTATTGTGTCTTGTCCCTTGCCGGTGCCTTGTTGTCGAACGCGAAGCAGTTGCGCATATCCTCGGACTGCTTGACCCAGTTCCCGATGCCGTTGACATCGAAAGCGAAGTTCTCGTCCGGGATATTGTTCCGGCGCAGGAACGCCTTGATCCTCGGAATGACATCTTCGGAGGTGAGCCACCTCGCGGCATCGACATCTATGATATGCCAACCATCCATAGCCCAAAGCACGAGCCAGTCGTCGCGGAGGGCGATGTCGCCGCCGCCAACGCGCGTTCCGTTCACGAGCGGGGCGCACTGGAAGAAGTTGTGCATGTCGTTTGCGGTGACGAGGGCGCCGCTATCATCAACATCCCTCCAGACGCCCTTGATGTCGTTGATGGTCGAGCGGGAGCCGCCGGAGGAGATGCGGTTCATATACTTCGGGTCGGACACATGGAGGATGGCATTCTCGGAGTAGTCGCCGTCGATGAAGGTTAGCGAGGTAATGAAATTCTTGTACTCCTCGTCAGGGTTGTCGGTGAGGGTGCAAATCTTGTTGTGTGCATTCGGATTCTCATATACCTCCTCCGGAGTGTCGCCCCAAGCTATCTCGGTGATGTCTTCACCATAGCGGCAGAAGTACCGCAGTACGCCGGAGCGCTCCGGGATAGCCTCGTCCGTTTCCGGGTCTATCCACCAACTCACGAAATGCCGCAGGGCGTTCGACTTGCCGACCGGGTTGCAGGTGCAGATGAAACGGGAGGGGAGTCCTGTGGTGGATCGGTTGGAACCCATCAGGTCGAAGATGACATTGAGGTTTTCCTTCGTGAACTCCGCAAGCTCCTCGATCACGATGTAGGGCATCTCGGCACCACGGAATCGGTCTTTCACTTGCTTGAGGTCGGCGAGGTGTTCCATCTTCATCGTTGCGCCGTTGCCGTTGTAGAACTTCGCCTCGAATGAGGTGTCTGCGAAAGAGGCGAAACCACGGAATAGCGGCTTGCAGGACTTCCAGATACCTCGCTTTACATCAGCCTCAAGGCGGCGGAATCCGTACATGTTCACATCCGGATTGTCTGCATAGTAGAAAGAACCGATGAGGCTGACGGCGGTCTTACCTGAGCCACGCGAACCACCGCAAATCACGATGTCCGCCTGACTTGTCAAGACTTTCTCCTGGAAACCGGCCTGTGGGATGATGTTGTAGAGGCGCTTACCTTTCCGCTTGAGGTCAAGATTCTCCATCCTGATCTTCTCGGCATACTCGTAAGTATAGACCTCCATCCCATATTCAAGGAACACGGGATCAAAGATGTTCGCTTCGGTATGAGGTTGCACCGTCATTTGCGGCAAAAATGCAAAAATGTTATTTTAAGTGAAACTTTTTGTTGCACTTGAAACAACCTCTTTTTATTTTTGCCCGTGTGGAAGGAGAAAAGAATACAGAAAAGCGCTACTGCCGATATTGCGGCAGTCGGCTAATGGTTGATGTGAAAGCCTTGCACGGCAAGGTGACGCTTGAGGTTAAATGCACCAAGTGCAAGCGCCAGAACATCATCGAAGAAGAAAATAGTTAGCGTACCATAGCGTACCATAGCGGCTATCAGCGTTCCTGCGCGAACCATCGGCCCGGAGTACAAGTCCAGATACGGATTTGCGCTTCGGGCTTTTTGTATAACCCAAATACGATCATTGAAATGAAAGAAAAAATCATTGCAGAACTCAAAACTGCTTACGCGAAGCTGGGGTTGAGTGATGAGGCTTTTGACGGGGTCGCCTCTCTGCTGGAGAAAACTGTCACCGAGGAATCCGAGATTGCAACTGCTGTAAGCGGGGACAATGTTAAGAACCTCCTCAAAACCATTCAGGGCCAGGTCGATTCGTGGAAGAACAAGTACCACGATAAGGCCAAGGAACTGAACAGCTACAAGGAGAAGCACCCGGACACCGATCCGGGGAAGACCGATCCTGACACCAAGGCTGACGACGACGAACCCGCGTGGGCGAAGCGGTTACGCGAACAGAACGAGGCGATTGCAGCGCGTTTCGAGGCGGAAGACAACGCCAAGAAAGCAGCGGCGAACCTCCAGGCTGTTGAAGCGAAACTCAAAGCCGCCGGGTGTGTCAATGCCGGAATCCTCAAGGGGGTCCTCAAGGGCTTCGCGCTCGGAAAGGACGAAGATGTGGATGCTGCCGCGACGAGACTCCAGGAGGAGTACAACAACTCTTACAAGGAGATTTTCGGCGATGGCCCTCAGCCTGGGTTCGGAAGCGGAAACTTCAATCCCGACCCGAAAGCCAACATCAACAAGATGAACGACATTCTGCGTCAGGAAGGGCTTCTCCCGGCAAACGAGTAAACCCTTTTAAAAACAAACAGCAATGCCTACTTTCAGCTCATTCAACGCCTATGGCTCCGAGTCCATTGAAATCGGACAGAGCCATGTTCCCGTGTGGCTGGGTAATGTCTCTCCCGTTCCCGTGGGCGGCAACCTTGCAAGCGACTTCTTGAAGAAGGGCATCCTGATCGGTGCCGGTTCTCCAATCAAGTACGCCAACAAGGTGATCACCCCGTTCGTCGGCTGGGAGGTCGTTTCCTTCACCGGTGCTTCCGGCTCCGAGACGGTGGATACCATCGTCATCAAGCCCGCTGTTCTCGGCAATGTCACCATGCTTCCCGCCGTCGATGACAAGATCATGAAGGTCGGTTCCACCTTTGCCGCCACCGGCAAGGCCGCAGCCGTCGCCTCCATCGCTCTCATCGAAGAGGGTCAGAACGCTGGCAACTATGCCGTGACCGTCCTCCACTCTGCCACCATCGACTCCGTGAGTGCTGGCGATGTCCTCGCCCTCTCCTCCGCCGAGTCTGCTGGTTCGAGCAAGTCTCTCAAGGTGCAGCCCAATGCGTACCTCTACAACGACATCTACCTCGGCAACCTCGATGACTCAGCCGCCGCCAAGAGCGCCAAGACCATCGCCGCCACTGGTGCTGTCGTCCAGTTCCACAAGTATGGTCTGCTCGTCGATATGACCTCCAGCGCTGCTGTGAAGGCCCAGATGCAGAAGGCCGTACCGGGTGTTCTCCAGGTTGAAGTGTAATCCCGCAAAAAAGAGAAATCACTATGGATACCTATCAGATTCAATTCTATGATCTGCTCTCCCGCGCACTCGTTGGTGGGCAGACCCTTCAGGACTTCCTGGACAACACGATGGCCTTGAAGTACAACAAGCTCCAGCTCGACGGTTTCGCTTTCGACCCGTTTATGCTGGATGACTTCGCGTACACCCAGACCGTGACCGAACTCGCCATCAACCCGGTCGCTCAATACTACGATGTCGATTCCCCGGCTCTGCCCGACGGAACTCGCGGTGGTAAGGAGTACACCGGCAAGATTCCTCGTATGAAGAAGGTCGAGTTCTTCAACGAGGACAAGATTCGCAAGATGCGCAAGATCGAGCGTCGCCGTGACATCTCTGCCGAGGCGGTTCAGGCCGCTGCCTACCGTAACCTGTTCATCACCGTGGACAAGCTCATCGGTGGTCACACCAACGCCCTGACCTACCAGCGCCACCAGGCCGTCTCTGCCGGTAAGTTCACCATCTCTGCCGCGAACAACCCGAAGGGTATCAAGGATGTCACCCTTGACTACCATGTGCCTGCCGCCAACAAGACCACGCTGACCAGCACGGCCCGTTGGTGGACTTCCAGCACCCACACCACCGCGAACGAGGGTGCCGACTCCGACCCCGTGAAGGACCTCAGCGACATCGTGGCGAAGGCTCGCTACGCTGGCATCCGTGGCCACTTCGAGGTTGAGATCGACTACCTCAAGGAGTGCCTTGCCCACAGCAAGGTCCTCGCGCAGATCGGCATCTCTCTGCTGCCCGCTTCGGATTCCACCGCGCAGATCGCTTTCGCGCGTTCCCGGAATTACGATGTTCGGCTTGCCGAACTTGAGGGTCTTATCGGCGCTCCGATCAAGGCGATCGACTCGCTCGTCGCCATCGAGAGCTTCGACAAGGCGAACAAGGCGCTCGTCGCTGCCAACACCAACGCCTTCAACAAGGATGTCTGGGTGTTCGTACCGGACGGCACGATCGGCACCGTTCAGACCGTGGAGCCTATCGCCATCGCTGGCGGTGACTACTCACAGTTCTACGGCGGGAAGCTGCTCATGACCGTGGATGTGGACGCTGTGACCAAGTTCCAGGGCATCTACACCGAGATGACCTCCCTGGTCATTCCGACCATGCCGCAGTACATGTGGTATCTCTTCCCGAACGCTTAGTTCTTTGAAAACGAGTTAGTGAAAACCGACGGAAGAAATGGCAAGTATCGCAAATAACATGACGATGGTGGCTTGGCTTCGTTCCAAGTGCGACCCCTATATGGATTTCTCCGATGACTTCATCTACGCAACGCTCCTTGGTAGGGGTGTTGACGACGACGATCAGAAGGTGTCCGCAACCTCGGAGAAAACACGCGACCTGTGTCTTGCGGATTGTTATGTTGCGGCTGCCGTTTCTTCCACCAAGTCGGGAACGCAGGGAGAAGCAGATGGTGGTTGGACTCACTATGTGGCGATTAAGAATGTCATTAGCCGGGATGCTTTGATGCAGATGGCGCGTGACCTCTACGCCAAGTGGGGAGAACCGTTCACCGATCCGCGCCCGAAAATCACCATGAAATCGCTCTACTGATGTATAACCCCAGATGGCCCTATACCTTCGTCGTGGCTGGCGAGAGCCTGGACGAGAACGGCGTTCCGGTTACGGACGAGAATGGGATACCTGTTGTGTCTTCGATGACCATAAAGCAGGTCGTCTATGACGGACGCTGGAATCCCATCCGCAACGCAGCCGGGCAGTTCAAGACCAAGGATGTCACCACCGTACCCTGGGGGTATAGGACATCAACGGGGGGTATGAAGACGAGCGGTGAGGTGATTGTCGCGGATTACAAGGTTTCATGCCCGATGCTCTTGACTGACATTCCTACCGGGACGGTCCTCCTGATGACTGATGCGGTACACACCTTCCGCGTCACGGTGGTCAAGATGACCACATACAACTGGGGGACGAATCTTTGGGTGGATAATGTCAAGAACTGATGGGAAAGGAGAAAAACGAATCAACCATCAAGCGGGCATTCGCCCGCCTGCAAGAGCGTAAGGATACGATCATCCGCGAGGGTATGATCAACCTGGCGAAAGCGGGGCTTGAGTATCTGGTCGCGGTGCATAACATGCACGAAATGTTCATGGCGCACACGACCGAAACAGACACGCTTGCCTATGCCGTAGCACACGATGGTCTTATCGTCGCGTCCGGATGCCACAATGGTGGCGATGATGACCTTCCTGGTTCTGCAACGGATGCGGCCATTTCGATTCTCTCCGGCACTTCCGGCTGGGTAGCGGTGATCCTTTCAGAAATGGAGGGGTATTACCGGGTTGACTACGAGCAGGACTTCCTGTTCGATGTGTCATTCCACACCGTCGCCGAGTTCCAAACCTACTTTAAGAAGATAGACCGATGAACGATTTTGACATTACCGCCATAGAGACTCTTGTTACCGACGAGGTAAGGAAACTCAGTGTTTCCTCCAATGTCTGGAACAATCGCCCCAAGTCCACCTCTGATACCATCAACGACTTCGTTGTCGTCAAGGTGTCTGGAGGGGTTACGGACAGGTGCGCGTTTGGTGAATGCGTCATCTCCATCCGTCTCTTCGCAAGGGATGTGAAGGAGATGAAGAACAAGAAGAGGCTATCGGTTATGCAGAAGGCGGCAGAAGGTCTTCCGATTTGGATAGAACCGCTGCTCATCAAAGGCAATCCGACGATTGTAGGCGACACTCCCGACGACTTCGGTTTCCACGCTCGTATCATGAATTTCAAGGCTTACATCAAATCAAAATAACAATCCTATGCCTACTCTTACCCACGCGATGCTTGACGACCTCCACATCGGTAACGCATCCCTCTCTCTGCTCCCGTACTCCGCTTCGGGAGTGGACATCACTTCTGGGCTGGACTTCTCCCAGGCGGACCAGATTTTCACCCTTGAGGGGACCTTCAACCTTGAGAGTGACGACCCGTCCAACACGGATGTCAAGATCGACCAGCACCAGGAGGTGATCGACACCCAGATTGACAAGGGCGGCAACTGGCGCATGACGGGCAACATCCCGTCCGTCGCCGAGGCCCTGCTTGCCTACTTCTTCCCGGACGGCGCAGCCGTTGCTGCCGGAACCGCGTCTCATCCGACCGGTGTTACCGGCGCCGACGGCAATGCGTACTACACCGGCAAGGGCTTCCTCGCCACGCCGGAAACCGTCGAGGTCACGATCCTCGCCGAGTCCGAGTCCAAGAACACGGCCATCCTGTTCCCTCATGTCAAGATGATCGTGTCGAAGCCGAAGAAGGACGACAACAACAACCCGGCGTACCTCTCCTTCGTGGGGTATGTTCTTCCGAACCCCTACAAGAAGGGCGAGAACCTGGTTGGCGACTTCGCCGTCCTCAAGGCGACCAACAAACCTGGGAACGCTTAACAGCTCTCATCACAATTCCTTGTCCGGGGGCGGGGTCAAAAGCCCTGCCCCTTTTTAAATGAAAAGATATGAAGCAACCCGACCTCATAGCAAGAAAGGACTACATCGACATCGTGAAGGATGCGCCCACCGAGATTCGCATCGGCAAGCGGCGTTTTCAGATACATTGGATCAAGCCGTACACGATGGAGCGGTTGACCGAGGTGTGGCTTGAGCGCGACCTGGCATCCGCCGAGGTGCGCAAGGGCGCAGATGTCCTTAAAGACATGTGCAAGGAGCCGTATTTCGCTTTCAAGGAAGCGGCGCTGATGATTCTTAACAACGACATCAAGATTCGCCTTTTCTACGGATTCCTGTGGCGCTATCTGGCGCACAAGTACGACGAGACGCAGATTGCGCAGATAGTCAAAGCGGGTAAAAAAAAACTTCCGCTGGAGGCGCATTACAGAGTTATCGCGTTCTCGATGGATATGAGGACGGATGTGATGAAGATGACGGCGAAGGAAGCCGAGCAGTACCGAGCCGAACTGCTCTTGGCTGCGAAGCAGCTTTCGTCAAAGACTTCCCGGCCTACGGACGCCCTCGCTGGCGGCTTGGCCGATGGGAAAGGAACTTCGGGTACAGGTGCATCCTGACCTGCGCCCAGATTGAACTGATGCAGTCCGACCTGCCGCACACGCTCTACAAGAGGCCGAACCGGAAAGACGGCAAGAGCGGCGGTAGCCAGGGCGGGTTCAAGTACAACGAGAATGATCCGGCCATCCAGAAGCAACTGGAGGCCAACAAGAGAGCCGCCTTGCGCAAGGCGCACAAGAGCGGCGAATATACAACAGAACAGTTATTCCAATAATCACATAGTCTATGGCAGCGGGTACGATAGATTCATTGAACTTTGAGGTTCTTCTGGACGACAAGCAGTTTGACGCGAAGATCAAGAGCGATCTCGCCAATGCTGAGAAGTTCAACACGCAGTTGTCGAAAGTCCTTGATTTCCGTGGGAAAATCCGCGACACGAACCAGCACCTTACCGGTACGAGTTCGGCGCTTCGGACCATCTCGCAGTTGACCGGCGTTGCTTTCAGCGCCGTCGGCGTCCGTCGTTTCCTCTCCTCGCTGATCGAGATTACCGGTCAGTTCGAGGTGCAGAAGATGGCCTTGCGGAACATGGTGCAGGACATCGACAAGGCGGACAAGATATTTGAAGACCTCTACAACTTCTCCTCGAAGTCCACTTATCGGTTCTCGGAACTCGCCAAGTATGCCAAGCAGTTGGCTGCATTCAGCATTGAGTCCAACGACCTGCTTGATACCACCAAGCGCTTGGGCGATGTAGCTTCCGGAATTGGTGTCTCGATGGATCGCATCATCCTGGCATACGGCCATGTAAAGTCCTCCGGTTTCCTGCGTGGCATCCAGCTCCGTTCATTCGCCCAGAACGGCGTCCCGGTGCTTGAGGAACTTTCCAAGATGCTTACCGAAACATCCGGGAAGATGGTTACGCTTGGCGATGTCTTCGACAAGATGACTCGGCGAGAGATTACTTTTGAGATGGTTGAGGAGGCATTCAAGCGTATGACGAGCGAGGGAGGGAAGTTCTATAAGATGCAAGAGGTGTTGGCGAAGACCCTCGCAGGTCAGATCAACATCCTCAAGGGCAAGTGGGAGAACTTGATGTATGCTATGGGAGAATCCCAGGAGGGAATATTGAAGGGTGTAGTTGGCGCCCTTACCAAGATTGTTTCCTCTACTGAATCGTTCGGGCAGGCCGTCTCTTGGGCTATCGGAATACTCGGCGGATGGAAGGTAGCATCCTTGATTGCGGCGGCGGCGACCGATACGCTTACTGCATCACAGATTCGTCTTATCTCGGTTGTGGGCAACGCAGTTAGCGTGGCTTTGAGACCATACACCCTCTTTGCTACTGCTATTGCAGCAACCGTTGGTGCTATCGTCAAAGCGGAGAAAGATGTCCAGTCGTTGGAGTCTTCCGGAAACAAGGTGAGGGAGGCTGCAATAAAGAACAATGAAAAGTATATCACAACACTCAACGCAGAGACCCGCGAGCTTGATAAACTCTACGAGCGCGTAAGACACGCGAAAGAGGGAACGGAGGAATATACAACGGCTAAACTTGCCCTTGAGAATAGGTTCTCTCCGTACATCAACCAACTCAAGGCAGAGGGTGTCGAGGTCGGAAATCTCGCCGTGCTATATGATGGTCTGGCCACAAAGGTCCGCGAGGCCAACAAGCAAAGGTTCCTTGAGTCCGCGCAAGAGAGCATCTTGGGCGCAAAGGAGGCAGAGATGAAGACCATTGAGGAGCGGTTTAATGCTATCATTGGTCAGATGAATAAGCGTCTTGGCGGAGAACTCTCTATGTCAGACCAGGCGAGCATCTGGTCTTACATGATGGGCGACCTCAACGCGCTTACTGGGCTGAGTTCGGAGGCCCGCGCGATTCTGAACAAGCGAGAGAAGGGCATCCATAAGAACAAACTCGCATACCAGAACTATACCTTCCTCGACCAGATAAACGATGTTCGTGAGGGATACGAGTCCTTGATGGATGTCTATTCCAGCAAGATGGAGGAGGCCGTGACACTCTATCAAAACACGATGTCGAAAATCGGTGATGCCAACGAGGATGGATCAGAGAATGTCTATAAGTTGTCGTCTATTATTGAAGGCATCAAGAAGTTCGACAAGGACATCGAGGCACTTCGTCGCAAGGCAAAGAGTGATTCCGGACTTACCGAGGCCGAGAAGAATCGTCTTGATGCGCTCGTTGAGAGCAGGGAGGAACAGGCGAAACTCTATAAGTCGATTATGGGCGTTGATTATGACAAGTTCATCAAATCGTCCACGAGAGAGCAGAATCAGGCCGTCAAGGATCGCATCCAGAACCTCAAGGCGGAAATCGCTATCTTTGAGAAGTACCGCGATGCGAGGGAGAAATTGCAGCCGTATTTCGGCGGCGATACCAACAACCAGCTTGCCACGCTCTTCGGGGGTGATGCTGCGAGCTACGACAACATTGATACTGCCCTGCAAAAACTCATCAGTGACCTCAAGGCGCTCGGAGAAGAAGGCACCCAGGCCGCCGAGCAGATAGAGGTCAGGCTTGGCACCGATGCGCTCGGCCTCCTACTCAAGCGTCAGAAGGCGCTCAAAGCCTACGAGGATAGTAAGTCCCGTTGGATGACCGAGGAGTATGGTTTCGGCGGCGGTGACGGCACGGAGAGAGATGTCCGGAAGATTGTCACCGACCTGATCGAAGCGAACAACAAGGCGCTTGAGAAGTACAAGGAGAACGCCGAGAAAGCGCGTGAGGCGCACAAGGGTGACGAGCAAGCAATCCGCGCAGAGATTGCCGCTCTGAACGATCTCCTCTTTGCGGAGCGCGAGTACAACAAGCAGCAGGCGCAGTCCGCCATCAATGCTCTGGCGAGGGGCAAGGCGCAGGAACTTGCGTCTGGATTCGATATGCGCGACTGGGGCGATAAGAGTATCGGCCAGGTTCGCGGCATTTGGCGTGGCCTTTCCGAACTCGCTAAGAACCCCGACATCCAGCTTGACTCCAAAACGAACGAATTGCTCACCAAGGCCGGTATCACCCTTGAGAAGTTCCGCACCAAGACCAAGGAGGAGCTTGACAAGATGACCGAAGAGGCCAAGGAGGAGTACCATAAGAAAATCGGTGAACTCGTCCAGGAGGTGGTCGGCGATTTCACGCAGGTTTCAAGCGCCATACAAGGGTATGCCGAGGCGACGGGCAACCTCGGCCTCGCTGCCGCTGCCGAAGACTTTTCTTTCCTTGCGAATATGGTTGGCAACTTCGCGTCGAAGATTCTGAGCGGCGATATTATCGGTGCTTTTTCCGGCCTCGTTACGACCATCGTGACCGGGTTCTTTGAGGCGAAGCGGGCTGTCGCCGAGTTTGAGCGGGAACTTCGCGCCATGAAAGAGGAGATTCGCGTTTCTGAAATCAAGGACGCTCTCAATATGGATTCTATCTTCGGCACCAATGATGTTGGCAAGGTACGCGCCGCCGTTGCTGCCGTTGACGAAATCAGGAAGCACATCAATACTCTTGGCGCCGAGATGCCGAAGGTCTTCAAGGAGAAGCGCGACTTCTGGGAGTGGTTCTTCAATAGCGGCCTGTCGGATGAGAGGTACAACAAATACTCATTGGAGCAGCTTGCCGAGTCCATCGGTGGCGACCTCTATGATGCTTATGGCAACCTCAACGCCGACACGCTGCAAAAGATTCTCGACACATACAAGAATCTCGGTGCCACCGAGAGGGAGTGGATAGAACAGGCCATCCACGATTCGGAGATGTATATGGATGCAATGAATCAAATCTACTCCGTGATGGAGTCACTGTTCGGAGACATCGCATCCCAGGCGGCTGATAAGATAGTCAATAGCTGGATCAAGGCTGGCGATGCCGCGCTCGACTATGCTGACATCCTGAACGATGTGGCCGTTGCTTATGCCAAGATGATCACCCAGTCCATGCTCATAGACTCCGTGATGACCGAGGACTTCAAGAAACAACTCTCGTCGAAGTTCTCCGTTGGGGATACCGCCGGTGCAATGGAACTCATCATGGAGGGTATGGAAACGATGCAGGCTCTCGCGCCGCAGATTACCGAGGCGCTTGAACCGCTCCGCCCGTACATCAATGGCGGGGGAGTTTCATCCGACACGCTCCGCGACGGAATCAACAAGGAACTCGTGGAGGGTAATTCGTCGCTCATCGCATCCTACATCAATGCGATGCGGGCAGACCTCTCCGTAATGCGGGCGCAGGATGCCGCCGGGTGGAAGGATGTCAATGCGATAATGGTTGCTATGCCCACGCTTGGCGACCACCTCGCCAGGATTGCTGCCGCCGACGAGAATACCGCCAGGAACACCGGAGAGATTCTGGCGAAGTTCAAGAGCATCATCACGGCATCGCCTGCCGGTGGCAGCGCGGTCCGGACTACCAAATAGTTCTTTCAAGTGAAACTATTTGTTTCAAATTGAATAACTCAAGACTACATTCGCAATATGGCAATCTACAATCCGGCAATCCGCGACTACGCGCCTTTCTACATCCAGCGGGCAAGCGATGTCAGCGCGATAGATGTCCGTACCACCTACGGAATCATCATCAAGGATAGCGGCTACCCGATGCAGCGTAAGGTCAAACAGCCGTACAAGAATGACTGGAAGGACCGGAATGGTGACGATGAGTGGAACGCCAGCCTCCAGTACGAGGCATTCGAGTACACTTTGGAGTGCGCCCTCTTCTCAACCGCAGCGAACTCGTCCACCGCAAGGCAGGAGTTGAAGAATGCTGTGAGGACTTTCCAGAATGCCATCAAGGACGGAGAGTTCAAGATATGGTCGGAATGGAGCAAGTTCGGTTTTCAGAAAGTTCGGATTGAGGAGTTCCCGGACCCTGGTTCTTCCGGCTTCTCCGAGTTCGATGGTCACTGCCGTCTTATTTTCAAGATGGTTGTGAAGATTAACGACCCGGTGACTGAAATGAAATATTACAACGGATCAATCGTCACCGCATAAAATGGCCCACTTTTCCATCATATCATCGCAAGGTCAGCACCCGGTACTTTTCACGGGTGCGCCTCGCTATGTCGGCGCATATCTGAAACCCGGCTATCTTGAGTTCCCGGAGATTGGTTCTCCGACCGCGATTGGCTGGCATGTGGGGGACTATGTTGTGTATTCCAGGACGGGCCGGACTTATCGGCTCTACGGAACGCCGAAAGCAACGGAGCAGTCCGATGCGAACAAGTTCGGCGCGGCGTTCCTCTACGAGAATGTGCAGTTCTTCGATGATATGAAGCAGTGGGAACTCTGCCCGTTCACCGACCTGGTGCCTGACGACAACACTGTCCATTTCTCCACGCAGGGCGTTGTTTCTTTCTTCGGGAAGCCGTTGAATGTAGCAGAGCGCTTGCAGGCTTGTCTTGAGAATCAGTACGGTGCAAATAGCTGGGAGGTCCGCATTGTGGAAACATCTGATGCAGACATTCTGGAAATCCTCAACACAGAGGTAGAGTTCTCGGTGAGCGGCGTGAACTGCTTGCAGGTTCTCGACAAGGTGTACGAGACCTGGAACAAACTCGGCTGGGCGTACACAATCGAGAATGGGAAGAATATCCTGACCATCGGTGCGCCAAACGATCGCACGGCGGCCAACACCACGGAGGGCTATGCCTATGATGACGGCCTTGTTGCCGTGGAGAAGTCCATCGCCAATGCTGCTGAGATTGGAACACGCCTTTTCGCCTATGGTTCGATGAAGAACATGGACGCGACTTACTATCGCGGCCTTGACATCTACCAGGCCGAGTCGGTTGACATCGAGCATCTGATGATACCGATTTCAAACTGGGGGACCACGAGCAGCAAGCCGGATGCGAGGAAAGCATACATTCAGGATGCAACGGCCATCGCAAAGATGGGCATCATACCCCGTACTGCATACTTTGACGGCACCGGCGACCTCCCGGACATCCACCCTACGATTGAGCGGATGACGATAGGAGAGGTATATGATGCCGGTGGCGCCGGGTATCTCCCCGACCTTAACGAGTGGTCCCGTGACCAAAGGATTGACGAGATCATCGGCGCGACCAACCCGTCGGACGAAGGCGCTGCATCTGATATGGGCGTTCGTTTCAAGGAGTCTATATCTGACACTTTTGATGCCGTGACCGAGGTCGGCTCGGCTAACGATTTCATCGAGCCGGACATCTACACCACCACGCTCACCAAGAGTGGTCGCCTCGTGTTGAAGTTTGGCCGCAACATACAGACGATCACCCTCAATGCTGCCTGGGATGCGAGGTTCAATGTGGCCACGATGGAGGTTGCTAATGGAAACACGGTAGAGACCATACCACTCAACATTGCGCCGGTGTCATCCTCCTCGTTCTCCTTTGTCCTCCCGGAACAGGTTGTCATCCAGAATGCTGTCGCCGGTACGCTCCGTGTCGGTCTGAATATTTTCGTCCTTGACAACGCGCCAACGGCTGAGACTGACACCGTTACCATTGCCATAGATGGTGATACAACTATTGAGGGTGGTGTCGAGTACATGCTTGACAAGACCTTCTCGGTTGTCATCCCTCAAATTGGTTTCGACATCGAAAAGTATGCTGCTCTTGGAGAGGGGAAGAAGATTTCGATGAAGACCGGTATGTGTGCTGGACGCGACTTCGAGATCAAGGAGGTGAATTATCAGATAGCAACGGATAGTTGGCATCTGACCCTATATCGAAGCAACGACGAGGATTTGAATATCCTCTTCCCGAATACCGATTACCAGATAGCTTCCGGAGATCAGTTCGTGCTACTTGACATCGCCATGCCGGAGATGTATGTGACGGTTGCGTCCCAGCGCCTTCTTGAAGCAGCGCAGAAACTCCTTGCAGACATCTGCGAGGAGAAGCCGTTCTATGCTCCGCAGATCGACGCAAAGGCAGTTGTTGACGAGTCTCGTGTTCTCCTTGAGGGTCTTTGGATGGACATCTCTTTCAACGGCACCCAGGAGTATGCGTTAATCGACTCCATCACGATTGACGAGAACGGCTCGAACATTCCAATATACGATGTTGCGCTTCGCCAGGAGAAGGGGCTGGATTGGACAGAGAATATCGGCTCTGCATCGTCTGGCAGGTCTTCCGTTTCCGTTTCCGGGAACGAGTCATCTGAGGTTCGCGGGACTGTTACATCCGTTGGCCTTACCGCTCCAGAGGGGTTGAATGTGTCCGGCTCTCCGGTTACGACTGCCGGAATACTTGGACTAAGCCTGGCGCCTGGGTACAAGATTCCTCGCACCGAGGAGTTGGCGCAATACTTTGAACTCGGCGGGTCCGGCGATCCGTCCGGTTTCGTCCGTCTCAAATCCGAATACAACTTCCTCGGCCCCAGAAAGGGCTTGATTTTCGACGCGCAGACAAGCAGGATAGAGAGCAACCCGCCCGACCTCTATGTGAGGACGATAGACGGGCAGAGGGTTCTTTACTCTCCGCTCCCGTTGATTACCGAGGGGGACCAGATCGTCTTGTCCGGGACGCCCGGAGGTGGCGGCGGGAGCAACTACCTCCGCCTCCTTGAAGATGTGTACCATAACGAGAGCGGCGTAAGGCGATACGCCTCCGGCAATGTCGGAAGCACCGACCTCCTCGCGTATGATTCTACGAAGGGTTGGTATGCCGTTCAACTTGGGAGCGGACTTTCGTTGAGCAACGGCGTCCTCACGGCGTCCGGTGGCGGTGGCGGAACAAGCTACACTTCCGGTACGGTTGAGGAGTTGAACGCAGGCTCCGGCACCGTCGATCGCGTGTGGGCCCCTTCCGTCCTCGCATCCTGGCTTTCCGGCAAGGACTATGTGATGAGGACGACGGCCCAGACCATCACGGCGGCGCACACCTTCTCCAACGGCTTGAAACTGAACACGGCGTCCTCGTCGTGGACGAACTCCGACCGGGCGCTCTACTTCGGGGCGAACGGGGATGATGCCAACCTCCGCTACTACAATGTCGATGCGGACAAGGGCCTGACATACAACCCGAACACCGGCGCATTGAAGGCGGGGTCTTTCGTGAAGCGCGGCGGCACATCGGCGCAGTTCCTCAAGGCGGACGGCAGCGTGGATTCCAACACCTACCTTACCACGTCATCTGCGGCGGACACTTATGTCCTGAAGGCCGGGGACACCATGACCGGCGACCTGACCATCAAGAAGTCCGGCGGCGGCGCGTTGAACATCCAGGGTTCCACGCACAACGCCGCTTCTGGCGAGATCGTCTTCAATCCGCACGGGACGCAGATACGGAACGGCGCGAAGATCTCTGCGGTCGCCGGAAGCACTTCCTACGACCTCATCGACATCGTGTTCTCGGCGTCGAACAACCGCACCTCTCCGTATTCCCCGGATTGGTACGAAACCCTCCGCATCAAATACGACAAGTCGGTCATCCTTGCCAACGCGGGCATCCTCAAGTGGATGAACAACCCTTCGGAGGGCGACCCGACCGCGATCGACTGCATCAAGCTGACCTCCGGGAACATCTTCATCATCGGGCGCGGAGTAGCGAACAACTCCTATGATTCCTACCTCGAAGGCAAGTCCGTCTATATCCGGACCGGCACCTCGACCTTGACCTCCCGCCTTTCGGTTTCGCAGTCGGCCATCACAATGAGCCTCGACACGATTCCCAATGTGGACAATAACTACAAGCTCGGAAATGCCAACAGGTATTGGAAGGAGTTATACACGAAGAAGGTGTACCTTGCCGATGGTATCTACATCGAGTATGTTGACAACTCCGGCAACGGCTATGTCCATATCAACGCACCGCTCGTGACCGACGGGGACCAAATAGTGCTTTCCGGCACCCCCGGCGGCGGTGGCGGCGGCGCGTCCTTCCTCGCGGACCTCAACGATGTGACCCTCACGAACCTCGCAAATACCAACCTCCTCCAATGGAACGGCAACGCCTGGGTGAATGTCGCGGCGAGTTCCGTCGGCGTGACCACGGAAGGTACGGAGGCGAACTTGAACGCAGGGACGCCCTCGACCGATAAGATGGTGTGGGCGCCCGCCACCCTCGCCTCATGGCTGGCCAACAAGGAATACTCCACCACGGCGAACACGGTGTCGAATGTCGCCGTCGGCGGCTCCGGGCATACAACAGAGCTTGCCATCACGAAAGCGGGGTCAACGAGCTACATCACCGTTCCGTTCGCAACGATGACCGAGCGACCGAAGTATGTCACCCCGACGCAATCCGCAGATGCCATCGACCTCAACACCATCCTGGCCGGAGGTGGCATCACCAGGAATGTCTGGAATCAAGGCTACTGGAATCACGCGCCGAGCGGCATCGGCTACTTCGGCGCGGCGTGGCAGATCAACGCCCATTCATCGGAGACGGGCGCGATGCAATTCGCGTGGAACGGCAACTACACCGGGACGACCCCGACGAAGAGCCTCTGGTTCCGCGTCCGCAATAGCGAGCAATGGGGCGACGACTGGCATCTCATCTACGACAGCGCCAATCTCACGAAGTCCGTCATCACCGGCTTGCTCGATGCGGGTAACGGCACCTACCTCCCGCTCTCCGGCGGCACGATGACGGGTAGCATCAACATGACCGACGGGAAGCAGATCATGGATTCCACCGGCACTTGGGCCATGCTCGGCCTCTCGTCCACCGGCGTGTTCTATTGCGGCCCCGGCTACCAGGTGTCCTCCGCTTTCCTCATCCGGTCCGGCGATATGGACCTCAAACACAGAAGGTACACCTCGAACACCGCGTCCGGCTACAACGAGTACACGATTTTCGACGAGGCGAACGCAAACCTCCTTTCCGTAAGCTGGTCGGCGCTCAACCTCACGGCGGCTGGCACCCTTACGGCGAGCGGCCTCGCTACCCTCAGCGGTGGCATAAGCACCACCATGGAGACGGCGAGCGGAACTATCACCGCGTTGAACTTCGCTCTTTCGGCGACCAACGCAAGCTCCAAGATCGTCTTCGCCCGCGAGGGTTACAACTACCTGCAAATCCCCGCCAACGGGCAACTCAATGTGGTCGCCAATTCCTCGTTGAGCGCGGCGAACTCCACGGCCATCTTCACGGCTACGGACATCCGGCCCGGCTCCAACGGCGGGTACAATCTCGGCTATGTCGATTCCTCGTCGGCGGACAACAACCGCCTCTGGAATGTGTACGCGCAGGAGATGATGCTTATAAAGGCCAACGGCCCCACCCTCACCTTGCGCGGAACGGGCGACAATACCGACGGCGCGACCATCCTGTTCAAGAGTTCGAGCGCCAACCACAACGGCTTCAAGATTGCGGTTGAGAAAGCGGCGTCCAGCAATAACCGTGGCCGTCTCGCGCTCAACTTCTACTCCTCGAATGTCACGACCGACCCTTACGAGCCGGATTGGAAGCGGGCCATGAGGGTTTCCTACAACGGGAATGTCCTCATTGGGGCGTCGGACTTCTCCAACACCCTCTACGCCTACGGCACGGCGGTTATCGGCTCTGCCACGGCCATCTCCGGGGCGACCCTCTCCGTCACCGGCGTGATAGCGTCCACGGGCGACCAGGTGGTCACTTCCGACATTCGGATGAAGACCAACCTCAAACCGATTGAACTCTCCGTGGAGCAGATTGCGAAGTGCCGCGCCGTCACCTTCGACTGGACCACGGGAGGCCACTCCTTCGGCTCCGTCGCCCAGGATTGGCTCGACATTCTCCCGGAGGCCGTACACAAGGGAAACACCCTCTCGCTCGCCTACGCACAGCTCGGAACAGTCATCGGCATCACACTCGCCAATCACGAGACCGAGCAGGACACGGAGATACGGGAATTGAAAGAAAGAGTGAAATACCTCGAAGAAGAAGTGAAACGATTAAGAAGTTAGCTTATGGCTTGGGACCCTACCACAAACACCCTCACGAAAGGGTTCACGAAGATAGGCGCGAATGGGAACGGCGACCTCCAGGCCGCACTCGGTCGCTCCGGCAATAACTCGCATCTGCAACTCATCTGTGACATCGACGGGAACGGAAACCGGGTGAACAAGATTAACGCGGCGTCGAGGTACAAGCCGTTCTGTTATAATACCGTCCCGTTCGCTTCCGAAGCGGCGCGTGTGGCTCGTAACTGCGGCCTCACGATGAGGGGTTATTCCGCGCTCTCAACGATGTGGTCTGCGGCACTTGCGCTCGCCCCGGATGAGTTTTGCTGGGCCTACGAGCCGCCCCGCGCATCGCAGACCTCCGAGCCGAAGCGGGCTAACGACTTCATCAACGAGGACAGCACCACGAGGGGGTATTGCTCCACCTCGAAGTTCCAATTCGGCTACCGCCTTCTCCCGAACCCGATGACCAGGTGGAATGTCCCGCCGAAGGTGCAACTTCCGAGTGATGTCATGCTCTCCGCAGACGCAATCGACCTCTCCGACTTGCAGGGCGACGGCACGAGCGGCTACACGAGCGCCAACCATGCCTACTACAAGCTCTCCGACTTCTACTTCGCCATAGCCATCGCGGAGCGTGGCGCTTCCGGGCCTCAATGGATCATGTGCTTCGAGAGTGCGGACCTTCCGTTGACCGTGGACTATTTCAACTCCGTTACAACGACGAAAGACTACGATGTGGTCTTCTTCTTCTTCAAGCCCCAGACGGCTGGCGGAGCGATATACAACGGAGGCTCCTCCCCTTTGCCCGGGACGCACATCCTCGCGCCGCAGCCGTATGTGCAATTCCACTACGACTACTCCCTGGGCATCGACACGACCGCCATAATGAATGCGGCCCGCGACACCATCTCGCTCACCATATCGGCTACGAGTTCGGACATCCCGTACCACCATATCTCGCTGATATGGCAGGACGGCCAGACCACGCGATCCGCATCGTTCACGAATACTGCCGGGACACTCACGCAGACACCCGCCAGTTTCTCGGCGACATACGCAAGCGGGTGGGCCACCGGCACGACCTTCCTCATCCGCATATACACCTCCGCCTCCGCATACAAGGAGCAGACGTTGCCTGTTATGGAACAATCATAATCACCAACAATAAAGCATTATGAACGACGACAACAAAAAAAGAATCAGCATGTGGCTCAAGGTGGCCGCTCTGTTCATCATCGCAATCATCAACATCGTCACTTGCGCTGGCGTGTGGAACTACTGCGATGAGCCTTTCGTTTGCAACTGCGCGATTGCGCTGTTCATCATTGACCTCACCGCCGTGGTTTACCTCGGCATCAAACTCAAAGACAAAAACGAAACCAAAGAGAGCAAGTAATGGAACTCGAAATCAGCAAAATCATCCAACTCGTAAATTTAGGCGTACTCAACACCACCGAACATGATGTGCCGGTGGAGGATGCTTACAAGGCGTCCAAGTTCCGCCGTGCGCTCAAGAAAGCCTCCGATGAGGTGATAGAGCGCGAGAAAGCCCTTGCCAAAGAAGCTGGCATCGAGGACTATGGGAAAGGTTCGGAAGCACCGGAGGAGGCGCGCAAGCGTTTCGCCGAACTCAAGGCCGAACTCTACAAGGATAGCATCGACCTCCCTGGCATCAAGCCGATGTCCTACGCATCCTTCCACGCGCTTTCGAAGGAGAACCGGGATGTCCCCATCCAAGTCCCCGCTCTCGACAAGGACGGCAAGGAAACTCTTGCTACGATCAATGTCGATGTATTCCGGAATTGTGAAGAAATCCTCGAAGGCGTCCTCTGGGTCGCCCCTGCCGAGGAATAACCATTAAACTCAAAACACAATGCCTAACTACTCTTGCATCACGCACATCGCCGCAACAAGCTACCGTGGCGACTTCGCGTACTCCGATGGCTCCGGTCACTTCGGCGCGGACGCCAACCTCAACCTCACTTCCATTTCCGGCACGAAAGAGGGCATCGGCTCCTTTGAAGCCTACCTCGACGACGGTGGATGGAACTACAACCCCCATTTTACCGATTTGACAAAGGTTATGGATTTGGTCAATTTCATGACCGGAGCCATCGCTGGCGTCACCGCAGACCTTGCACTTGGGGTGTAAAGACTAAAAAAGGAGGCGCACCTCGCGGCGTACCCCCTATCTTCTAAAATATAAAGGCTCACGAATTTAAGAATTTACTTTCAAAAAACAAAAAAGATTATGACAACGGAAAATAACACTATTACTGCGGTCATTTCCAGCGGAATTGGCAGCACCGCCGTCATATTCTTTCGTGACGCCGTAACTGCTATGATACCCTGGCTCATTCTCTCCGTGCCGTTGATCGTCCTTGACCTCGATTACGGCATCAAGGCCGCGCGACATCGCGGCGACAAAATCCGATTCAGTAAGGCTTTTAGGAAGACCTTCGGCAAGGCTGTGGAGTATGTCGCGTGGTGCTGCTTCGCCGCAACCGCCGCCCGCGCATTCGAGGCCAAATGGCTCGAATGGCTGGTGATGGGTGCGGTGAACATCAACGAGATGGCCAGTATCATCGGCAACTACGCGGAAACGAAGGATGTGACTATCTCCTGGTCTTACATCTGGAACAAGTTGCTCCGTATCGTCGGCGCCAAAGCCGGAATCGACACGGGCGACATTGATGTAGGCGAGGTGGTTAAACCCAAGCCGAACCGTGATCCAAGCGCAGGTAAATTCACAAAGAAGTAGGGTATGAAGCAGTATGTGATGACCTATGCCGAGATCGGATATAAGGGCGCTCTCATCCAGCATCGTGAGGTATTCCATACGAGGCTGGGCGCCCGTATCAACTTGTTCTTCTCCAAGATGAACAAGAGGAGAATCTGGAACAAAATCAAAGAAGAAGAAAGGTAATGGTACGATTGACTAACCAAAGGAATCCCGCCGCAAGCACCGATAAGTCCACTATCGGTCGGCTCTATGTCGAGGAGGGCGGCTTCCTCTGCCACATCCTCGAACCGCCGGATCGTGGTCTCGACAAGTCGATGCCCATAGACGAAATCCGCAAGAAGAAGGTCTATGGCGCGACCGCTATACCCAAGGGTGAATACGAGATCAGGTTGCTCGTGTCCCCCTCGATGAAGGACAAATCCTACGCGAAGAAATACGGAGGGCGATTCCCGTACATCATGGATGTTCCCGGTTTCGACAGCGTTCTTTTCCACCCCGGAAACACGCCGAAAGACACGAAGGCGTGTCAAATCACCGGCGACTTTAGCCCCAGCAAACCGGACTATGTGGCGAACTCCGTCAGGGCCTACCAGGACTTGATGGATTTCTACCTCTGGCCCGCCTTCCTCCGTGGTGACAGGATAACCTACAAGGTCGAGTAGTATGAAGACGAAGACAATCCTTATCGGCCTCGCCGTATTCCTTGTGTGGTGCGCGATAGAAGCCATCTATTGCGAAAACAAGGGCTACAAGAGAGGATTCGCAGACGGAACGGGGAACACCCAACACGACACCACCATAGTTGTAGATACCGTCCGGGAATACTACCCAGTCGAGGAGTACAAGTATGTGGACCGGCTTGTCTATGTCCCAGTGACGGACACCATACATCAGCACGACACCACCTACCTGGTCATGCAGATGGAGGTAAAGGGTTACAAGGACGAGGACTTCGCTTTGGAGATAGAGGGCATACAACCCTCCCTGCGGTGGATAGAGGTGTACCCCAAGACAACCTACATCACCAACACGGTTACGAAAGAAGTACCCTATAAGTACACTTTCTCCGCTTTCGCGGAAGCATCCGCCACGCTCAACTATTACAATGCACGAGCCGGGTTGATGTACGACCGCCAGATTAGCGGACGCTGGAGAGGATATGCCGCTGCCGGGTACGAATACGGATCACTCGGCAAAGGCCCCTTCGCCCAGGTTGGTACGAAATTCAACATACTACAAAAATAAGGGGTGCGCGTAGTGCCGGAGGCTTGTCGGATTGGCTTGCCGGTACTCCCACCCCTTTCTTTATTAGGAATTAAATTCGTACATTTGCAATACCTCTACCGATGGTAGGTGGCATACAGAGCCTTCGGACGCTTGGGCAGTTAACAAGCGTCCATTAGTACATCCACAAGTGTGGAATGTAATCGGGACGCGGCGCGACAAAGATTCGTGACCGCGCCCTGTCTTTTATTTGAAGAACGGAATGGACGCGAGCATCCGCGCGTTCTCCTCCTTGCTGATCCGGAGATACTTCTGGAAGTTCTGGATGGTACGGTGGCCGGTGATCTTCATTAACTGATAGTCCGGAACTCCGGCGAGGTGGAGGATGGTGGCACCCGTCCTCCTCGCGGTGTGGGCGCTCACTTTCTCCCATTTCGCCATCTTCCTGACCGTGACCTTGCCGCCCTTGGTCTGCCTGGTGTCGTAGGTCTCAAGAAACGAGTCGCCCAGCGTCTTGCATATAGCTTTCATCCTACGGCCAAGTTCCTGCTCGGTCATCCTGGGCGCCGCCCCTCCGTTCCTTTCAAGCACCTGGCGGACGCGAGGGGAGAGCGGAACGATGACGGAATCGCCGGTCTTCGGCTGCACGAACTGGATCATACCATTAACGATGTTGGAATCCGAGAGTCGAGAGTAGTTCTGGAAACGCGAGGCGGTATAGACTCCGAGGATGAAGAGGTCGCGGGCCATAGCGTCCCGGCCTTGCAGGTCGGCAGACCAGAGGGCGTCCACCTCCGCTTGCGCGAGGGCGATAGAGTCCGCCGTTTCCCACCGATACGAGAACTTCCTATACTCCTGGGATTCGTGGTAGCCGAGTTTGTACCCCTCGATCAGCACGGACTTCACCTTGGCCGCGAGGGTGGCGCAGTAGTTGGCCGAGAGGTTGATGGCGTTGCAACGCTGCGAGAACCGCACATACCAGGCGCCGTTTACATCCTCCCAGTCTTCCCTGGTCCCCATAATCTCGGACACGCGCCGGTAGGCGAGACTCCGGTCTTTCGCAGACCTCGTGTCACGAGCTGCCCATTCCCTGAAATAGTCCCAAAACTTTGGGCGGGACATACCCGCACCCTCTTTCTTCTTCTGCTCCTCGCCGGTCAGCGCATAGGCTATGGCATCCTCTATCTGATCCGGAGTGGAAAACTGTGTCAATTTCTCGTTAAGGCGCACCTCGATCGCCCTCAGCCGGACATTTATCTCCTCGTCCTTGCATCGCTGCTTCTTGAAATCGCAGGGGCGCACCTTGATGCCCACCATCTTCCTGTATTGCTTGCCGCCGTGGTTTATGACAAGGCGCAGCGGCGTGGGTTTCTGCCGGGCGGGGCTGATGTCCTCCTGGCGGTCGAACGGATAAAACGCGAAAGTCATTTCTTTGTCGGATTTCTTTGCTCGACAAAGGTATGAAAATTGGCTGGATTATTGGCTGAAATCCGCTAACTTTTTGTGAATCGCTTATCACTATGATTCGCAAACATTCACACTAACTGCCTGATAGTGCGCCAGGAGAGCGCCGTGGAAAGGAAGAGTTCAAGTCTGTTAAGTGGCTCGAAGAATCCCGCCTTGAGTGCATCAAAGCGGGATTTCCTTTTTCGTTGGCTGGATTGTTGGCTGAGAGAGCGAGGAGGGTATCACCCCTCCCCGTCCTTATCTTTTCTTGAACTCGCAGACCACCGCCTCGCCGTTCTTACCATTGATGCGCCCCTCGACCTTGAACGAGGTGCGGCTGGTAATCGTGCCTGGGCTGGATGAACTGAACGAGTACACGAGCGTCTGGCCGAAATGCTCGGCACGGCGGCACTCTATCTCCACCACCCCGGCGAAGGTGATCTTGTCGCCGTCGATGGCATAGTAGCCCATATTACCGGCCTGGCCGTTGAAGTAGAGTTTGTGGGTGTTCTCGCCCAGGAACTCGGTGTAGAGGTCGCCGTCAGGCGTGGAAGCGGAGTAAAGACCAAGTTCTATTCCCTTGGGGTTCTCGATCTTGTGGCAGGCGGCACAAGCAACAAGCGCCGCCGCGAGGATAAGCATTAACTTCTTCATGGCATTGAGATTAAGCGTTCAAATTTAAGAATTTAATCCGAAAAATGTTCTCGCCTGGTCGTTGAGGTCAACGGATGTGGGGACGCAGTAACGCTGCGTCATCTGGACAGAGCTATGCCCGGCGAGGCGGCTGATGGAGAGGAGGTCCGTGCCGGTCTTGGCGAGGTTCGTGCAGAAGCTCACCCTGGCCGTGTGGCTCGTGATGAACTCCCACTTCTCCCCCCGCTCTTCCTTTCCGTTCTTGAAGACCACCACGGCGGTGCGGATACCCGCCCGCCTTGCCAGGCGCCGGATAGCATCGTTGTAGGTGGCGAGGTAGAGTTCGCGCCCATTCTCCTTCAACCACTCGATCCGCTCCGCGATGCCGGGACGCAGGGGGATGGTGGTAGTGGTCTTGGTCTTCTGGCTCACATAGGTGAGCATACCCCCATCCGTCTTTTCCGGGCAGACGGTGTTGGTGTCGGAGATACGCATGCCGGTCCAGGCGGACACGAGGAACTGGTTCAGGACTATCTCCTCGATCTCGTTCTTGGGGGTCACGCGCTCCAGCGCCTCAAGTTCGTCCGTGGTAAGGTAGGTTTTAAGCGGTTTTTCGCCCCTGGCGGTGATGATGGACTCCCAATCCTTCGGGAGTTCTATATCGTCCGAGAATCGCTTTAAAATGGCCTTAAAAGCGGCGCATACGGTCTTGGCCGTGTTGGGGGCCACCGTCCGGGCTAAATGGTCACGAAACTCGTAGAAATTGCTCTTCGTGAGGCCGTCCCAGGTGAAGATGCCAACGGCGCGGAGGTGCTTGATGATAGAAGCGGCCTGGCCGGGGTTGGCGGCGGCGTGTTCAATAGACTCAAATAACTCTTTCATAAGGCAAAGATTCAGATGTTTGGAAGACCGGGGAGGTATCACCCCCTCCCGGCCTTTTACCCCATAAAAACACAGTTAACACGACGCGCCAAGCGGCTGATTATCTTGACGCGACAGGTTCTACATAGCCCGACATATTGATGCGGCCAATATCATATTTCTCGATGAAACTATGATTTCTCCGGTATTCGTAGGCGGAAGAAAAAGAGTCGAACTTTTCCGCCTGGTCGAGTTCTTTCGTCGTGGTAGGCCAGCAACCCACCCTTGACGCGAGGTAACTCCCGAAGCGCATAAGCACATAACTTGCCATAGCGCCAGGGATTAGGACGCGACATTATACGAGACCCACTGGCAGAATTTGGGGAGCGTGAAAGCCCTATACGATGCGTTTGTCATCGCGCCAAAGTCCTTGCCGCTTGCTACGAAGTCGGGGAGGTTCCCGATATACACAACGAATACATGCGTCACCACGCCCATCCCGTCAGGGAAATCGACATGGACGGCCAGGTAGGTGTCGCCCTCCTCGTCCTTGAGGACATCGGCGACGTAATCGCCGAACTCCTGATTCTGAGATACAAATGTGAACATAGCGCAAAAAATTAGAGGTTATTGGCGAGCCTGCGCGGTATCACCCGCGCAAGCCCGAAGAGGTTACAGGCCCAGTTCTTTGACCAAAGCGTCGAAGTCCAGGTTGTCCAGCGAGACGCCCCCCTCGTTGTAGTTCTCGTAGGAGAGCATGCCTGGACGGACCGGATCGTCGTCAGTGTTGACGACCACCTCCCGGTGTTCCTTCTCGACATGCACCCAGACCTTGGGGTTGCGCCCGGTTGCGGTTGCGACGGCAACGATGACGGTGCCGCGAATTTCGGAATCGGTCTTGCCGACCGTGTTTTCAATGATGATCATAAGCAAAAGTATTTAGGATTAAACGGTTGCTGCGTAAACGCTCCTGGGGTACATCTTGGCTCTTGCGGCCTGGAACTCCGGGGAGTTGTTGATGGCTTCACTGGACATGCGCCAGTGGTTCTCCGGGAAGGCGATCTTTGCGGCCACGCCAGGCATGTAGTCTGAGCCATCGGGGATGGCCACCCCCTCCGCCTTCCCTATGTTGATAAGATACTGCGAATAGATGCGGAAGACACGCTGCCAGGTCTTGCGGTCGTGCTTGGAGCGGTCCCAGTTATCGCAGATTCTCCGGTACTGCTGGAAGATTGTAAGTAATGATTTAGCCATAACACTAAGGTCTTTAGATTTCCACCTGTCGTGTCTCTTTCGAGTCCGCGATCCGGCGGCGGATTTCCTTGTAGCAGGTAGGACCGACAGGGAAGAACCCTTGACCTCTCCCTCCGTCGTCAAGTACATCCTTTACATCCCCCTGTTCGTCAGTCCAGAAGCCGCACTCCAATAGTTGGACCAGCTTCGTCGTTTTGGGGTTCAGCCTCCTGCCGCAGATTTCACAATGCTCGAAGTTGTTCCCTGCGTAGGTCCGATCATAGTTGAGATCATGGCGGTCGTCCTGCCAGTAGGGTGTTACTTTAATGGTCTTCTTCATATCCATGTGATTTTATGGTTATCTGGAGAGACGGGAGGGGTATCACCCCCTCCCCCCCCTCTTTTTGTTACGCATTGGCCCAGTAGGACCAGGTGTGAATCTTGGAAACGCCGTAGCGTTTCAGGTAGGCATGCAGGCGCTTCTCGAAGCCGTCCCGGACGAAGCGGAGAGCAGCGGCCACGGCCTTGCGCTCCTCGTCTGTGAGCTGGCGCCAGCCCTCGCGCACAGCGTCCCAATAGTCTACGCTGTACTGCTTGGTCCGTATCCAGGCCGTGTTAGAGTCGTACTTGTCGGCGGCGACAAGGACCGGATCGTCGCCTTCCTCCAGGAACTTCAATTTGACATCGAAGTCGGAGAGGTTCGCGTTGAGGAAGTAGGCGCGAAGTTTCTCCTCGTCGGCGAGGAGGGAATTATACAGGTCGTAGTCGGGGCCTTCGTCCTCGAAACAGAACTTGTTCTCGATCGACGGCTTGCTGATCAGATAGAAGCCCTCCGGTAGTTTGACGCAGGCAGCGGTTTTGCGCTCCTTGTATTCCCGCCCTCTCGTGCATGTGTCGAGATATTCGCGGCGGGCGACGAGGTATGGGGCCTCAGCCTCCTCTTTCTTCGCCGTGGCGGTTTTAGCGCCTCCAAGAAGGGCGCGGACGGCCTCCTCCTGGCGCTTGGAGAAAATCCAGCCAGGACCGCAAGACAGGCGAGGATTGAAGCGCCCGCCCAGCGCCTTGAGACTGTCAGAAATGGACCTCGTATCACCCGTAACGGCGATAGCTTTCTCGGAATAGTCAACGACCTCGAAAGAGGACGCCGGAGCCTCCTCCTGGGCCTCCTCCTTCATGGCGGCCTTGACATCGTTGAAGTCGGCCTCGGACAGCCACTCCATGCAGGAGAGACCGTCGGGGAAGCCCTCGGTGTCCTGGATCATAAACTCAGGGTCACGCTCGTCCTTGTGCGCGTCCTTGCACTTAGCCAGGAAATCGGAATAGCTTGCGCAGTCGGAGAGGTCGATCCACGCACCGGCGATGCTGCCGGAGTTGTACTTCCCATAAGTACTAACATAAACTTGTGCCATAGCACGGAAGCCCTGTTTATATCCCGCCGGACTTGCGGTGCAAAATTTAGAAGGCGATACAAATATAAGCAGAATATTTTAAACTGCAAAATAAATTTGAAGTATTTCGCGGTTCTATTCCTTGGTGGTGCGCTCCAGGCTCTCCACTGCTTTTCTTACAGCATCCTCTAAGGTTGTGCCATAGAAATCATGCTTGGTCCAGTGCGGCCAATCTCCGATCTTTACACCCCACTTAGGTTCTCTAAACTCCTCGTGGTACACAACCTTATGAGTGCCGTTTTTAAACACTTTCTCCTTGATGGTGTCCCCGTCGTTGATCGTTTCTCCATCGCGGTATATGTGGAAGCCAACAATATGCGTAGGGAAACACCTCACAGTTAAATTGTGCTTCTGGATCAGGGAGAAAATCTCCTCAAAGGTCATTGAGTTTGTCATGGCTTTTTGTTTTTGTTAAGGCAAAGGTAGGGCAAAGGTGTGCAATGTATTTGCACAATAAAAACGAATTGGAGGACCAGGCCCCGGTCAGGGGGCCAGGCCCTTGCATTATGCCGCGACAGCAGCGAGCAGGCGCCCGCGCTGCGTGGTGACTTTGTGATATACGCATGTCCCGTCGCTAAACAGCCCGCCCCGCTCGAAGATGTTGTCACCCACAAGATCGGCGCAAACACCTTCCAGATACGAGATGACTCCCTCCAGGGCTTCGTTTATCTTCTTGTGGATGTTGGCCTCCTGCATTTTCTTGATCCCGGCGTTCCAGTCGGTCCCGCGCTCGCAATAATCCCAGTCCTCGAAGATGTCACGAGCGATGGCCTCCAGGTCGTCGTAGTCGTTCATGCTGAAACGGTCATTCCAGCCAACGGCCTCGAAATCCCAGTCCAGCGTGGCGTCCTGGTAGTAGCCTGGCCGCACGATGATCTTTCCGTACAGGTTGAAACAGTAATTCCGAGAGAGTTGGACATCGCCCCACTTAAATTCAAGGATGACCGTCCCCTCGTCCCTGTGGTATCTTGCGCCATGCTCCGGTTCGTTCATGATCCGGAATCGCTCCCCGTCGGGCCGATTCTTGGCAGCAGCCTGGATGTCGCGGATGGTTTTGTTTTCAACGACATAATAGTATTGTGCGTTGATCTTGGAGAAATTTGTAGTACCCATAATGCCAAAATTTAGAAGTTATTTGCAAAGGGGATGGCGGCCAGGCCGTCCCCTCCGTGTTATGCTTTCTTTGGATTTTGCATTGAAAGGGCCCTTTGTTCGCAAAAACTGGTCCCACTGCACCAGTTATAGCGATCTTTCAGGGTCTCGATGTCATCCACCAGTTCCTTGTATTGTTTAGGAGTCAAGTCGTGAAGGTGGAACGGGTCCCACTTCTTATAAAAGCGCATCGCGGCGCGGTGGGTTTTCAGGACGTCATCCTGGCACTGGCCGCACCTGTTGAAATCCGTCTTCGGACGATTAAAGACAGCCGCAGACGTGGAGAAATACGGAGAGGCATTGCTACCAATAGTCTTGTAGCTAACTTCAAAAATTTCCGTCCTTGATAGCTGGAACGTAAGATTTAATTCGTTCATATCACAAAATTTAGAGGTTAATTTGAGAGGGTGGGGCCGATCAAAGCCCCGCCCCCTTGATCCTGGCGGCGAAGGTGTGCGCCCCTATCTTTTCGAGAAGATAGACGGCGACCCGCGCGTCCAGGTTTCCAAGCAGCGCCGCACGGACGCAGCAGTCAAGTTGCAACAGCGGCATGCCGCAACCACCCCGGCGCCGGTAGTCCTGGAGCGCTTCACGAAGCACCCCCGCCAGGTAGTTAGGCTCCGCCTCCATCGCGGCGTATGTGTCGGACAGCTCAGGGCTGGCCGGGACCAGGGCCTCGCCCTCGCTCTCCTCGGTCCGTTTACGATCCAGGCGGCGAGCCAGGCCCCACAGTGCGCCAATGATTGCACCGACGCCCCAGCAAAGAAGAATTATTTTCATAAGCCAGGAAATTAGATGGAAGGAGGGGAGCCGGTCAGGGCGCCCCTCCTTTGTTATTGCATTACAGTCATTAAGGCCATAAGGCCCATAGTTGCATGGACCTGGGCCTCGTTTTCCATAGGCGGGAGGTCCTGGAGGCGCTTTTTATTCTCCTCGGTCAGCCCGGCGTGAAGTTTCTGGAAGGCGCCAAACATCGCCTCGCAGCGCTCATTTTCCGCCGCAGCCTCCCCGTCGATCAGTTGACGCTTCATTTCCGCCTGCATGTCCTTGGGGAACTTCCTAATCATGCCCTTGAGGGCTGTTTCATAATCGAAGCGTTCCCAGGTCCTATTGATATACGATACCTTCGTGTCCCGGACATCGTAGTCCAGCGACACGACCGTGTGACAGAACCCGTTCCGGGTCCAGGTGGTGTAACATTTGAAACGGTACTCCTTCCCGTTCACTTTGCAGGAAAACTCCTTGCAGTTTCTTTTCTGTGTCATAATTGCAATTTTTAGAGGGTTTTGGAAGGGGAGCGGGGAATCACCCCCGCCCCTCTTTATTGCTGCCGTTTAGTCCTCGAAATAGCCGTCCACAAGCGACAACACAAAGTCCTCGCCGTGCGGCGTTTTCCCTTGCACCTCGAAGACATAAAAGCCCTTTTCGCGGTTAAAGAAATCGTCCTTGCGGGTGACCTCCCAGCCGGAGGCGATAAGATTGTCGCGCTCCTCGATCATGGCGGCCTTGGCGTGGTCCCAGTCCTTAAAATACCGATCACACCGGCGCCCGCCGACGGTCTTACAGTAGATTGTAAACATAATGCAAAAGTTAGGGGTTTGGAGAAGAGGAGGGGAGTCACCCCCTCCCCCTCTTTTCTATTTACGGCGTCACGATCACCAGGCGCCAGTCGCGCGGGGAGCTGTTACATTCATAACCGGCGCCCCGGAACGCTGCGACCAGGCGGCAGGCGTCGGCGGACGATCCAGCCCGGACTAAATATTTACCGTCTTCGTCCTCCCGGACATGCGGTTTCTGGAAACTGGCGCGAGGCGTCGCCAGGGCAATAGCTTTGATTTTGTCCATAATGCAGTATTTAAGGGGTTATTTGAGAGGCTGGGGGCTGTCACGCCCCCGGTCCCTTGATCATGAAAACAGCACGTCCATTTCCGTAATATCCACGTCTGTGTCGTTTTCCTCACAGTAAGCCTGTACGCACTCGCAAATATCATTTGCGAGACCATAGTCCGCCTGCTCGATAGGGATTCTATAACGATCACACAGGGAGATAGCGGCGGCGGCTCTAATATCGTAGTCGTCGATTCGCTCCCGGCAAAAGGCTTGCACGGCCTTGATTGTATTCTCGCTCATAACGCAAAATTTAAGGGGTTACTTGCAGCCTGCCAGGGGATCAACCCCGGCGGGCCGTTTAATATCTGGAGAAAAGGACGTCTTCGAGGACTTCCAGGCACTGAGCCTTCCCCCACGCTGGCGCCCAGGAGCCCGGCGCGTAACGGTGCAAGCACTCAGAGACAAACCAGGCCGGGCAAAGCGCCAACAGCCATAACACAATACGGATAGCTTTGTAATTCATAACACAAGATTTTAGAGGTTTGGAAAGAGAGGGGACGGCCAGGCCCCCTCCCTTTTATTTGTCTTCCGTATGATAGCAAAGCGTATCCCCGGCGGTATGCTCATACACCCGGAAATTCGTCTTGAAGCCATCATTCTTTGCGGCCTCCTGGAGCCTGGCGGCAGCGCTAAGCGCTTTTTCCTTGTCGAAGTACAGGGAATGAATCCCGGACCAGCCCCGGGAAGATTGCCGGATTTCGTAAATCTTAGTGCGAATAACGATCATAATGCAAAAATTTAGGGGGTTTGAAAGGGGAGGGGCGGTCAAGCCCCGGCCCTTTGTTAGCCTTCGTAATATTCACGAATAATTACAGCGCCATTCTCTTTGATAAGGTCAGGGAGGAGGACCGCCAGCTCCCCGGCGTCAACTGCCGTATCTAAAATGATACAGCCAGTTTCTTTGTTTAAAACTTCGAATAACATTGCACAGGAGTTTAAAAGGTTTGCAGCCTGGCCCCCGGTCAAAGGAGCCAGGCCGGAAATGTTAACTAACAAGATACGACCCGCCAGGAGTCTCTACGCGAAGCCCGCCAGGGACCCGCCAGCCGCAAGAGAAACCAAAGCTATTATACGAAATGATTCTGAAATCTTCGCCGCCTTCGTTTTCCATCATGTTTTTGCAGTCTCTTTCCGCCAGCGCCTTTGCGCACGAAAAACGACCGTAACAGTCGGAAAGGGTTGAATCTGTCGAAAGATCATACATTTTGATCCAGCGCTTGCCGCGCTTGATGGTGCTGTTGATTTGTTCCATAATGCAATTTTTTAGAGGGTTAAAGAGAACCCCGGCCAGCGGTCAAGCGGGCCGGGATTGATAGCTAAGAAATGAAGTACAAAACGCCGTCAATTTCCAGGCTGATAGCTTCCTGTTGCATGATCTTGCAAAGGTCCTTACAATAAGCGACGACCGCGCGACGGTTACGAAGTTTTTGAGCCAGGCTGCAAAAGCCCACACAAATAGTTACATTTTCCAGGACAAGCCCGGCGGACTGAGAGACCCAAGCGCCGCGAACGTCGTAACTTGTCGCACCGCCGAAAAGCCCGGAAAGGAAAGAAAGCGTATTTTCAACCTGCTTTGAGTTGTCGCAAGACTCAGAAACGGCGACCGTCGAAGGTACGTAAATTTTGAAATTGTGGCGTAACATAATGCAGTTATTTAGAGATTTGAAGCCCGCCACGCCGCGAAGCGTGACAGGCTGTATTTGTCGGTTTTCCGATCCACCGAAAAGCTAAGAAGAAGAAAGTTTATTTACTTTCCGTTTCCCTTTGTAAGCCGGGCGTATCTACCTGCAAACCGTAAGCCGGGAAACTGTCAAAGGCTGGCCGCGAGTGTGGTTAATTCGTTTCGTTCCTTTGCCTACACAAATATAACTCAAATATTTTAAACTACAAAATATTCAGACACTTTTTTTCATCAAAATATCAAATAAATATTTTTAATAATATACCTTTGCAGCATGGAAACAAATCAAGTACTTGAGCGGGTCCGCTCGATCATGAAGGACCGGAAAATAACACAAAAGGACCTTGCCGCAAGGCTGGGAGTTAGCCAAAACCAAGTTAGCCAGTATCTGGCAGGAGTGCCACGCCTGGATACATTCCTAAAAATTGCCGCCGCGCTGGGGCTGGAAGCCGCCGAACTCCTGAAAGACGAAGCGCCGACCACCACAACAGCCGCAATTTGCCCCCAGTGCGGAAAGAAGCTAACTATAACCCTGAAATGAAACTTATATCGTACACGATACGAGTTTCACCAAAAAAGTTTCAAAAGTTTCAAATCTTTGTGACCCATGCCCGGACAGACTACCAAATTAACGAACCGCGAAAGAGCCGCCATTTTACTCCACGCCGCAGGACTGGAGGACGACTGGACCGAACTCTATTTTATAGCCGAGGACAAAAGCAGGAAAGACGCCGAAAGTGTTAAATTTGTCGCTGCAAGCGTTTCCAGATGGAAAAACAGCGACAAAATTAAAAACTGCCTTTCCGAGTTTCGCAAACTCCTGGCCGACCGAGAAGCGGACGCCAGGACCGAAGGACGCGAGGAAGGAAGAAGGACCGAGGCCGAGAGGATGAACAAAGGCGGAGGAAGTGAACCCACCGAAAGCAACCGCCGCCGCGAAGTTGCCGCCGCCGTTGACTATTACGACCCCGAAAACCAGCGCAAGCAGATAAATAGAATCATTCAGGAGTCAAGCGACGACCCGAAAACGCAGTTAGACGCGATCAAAGCCATACAACAGACCCAAAGAGACGACAAACAGGCCGCCAGAGACCAAAAACAGGTCCGGGCATACTTGCCGCAACGCTGTGAAACTTGCCCTCTCTACATTAAAGCCCGCGAAAGGACTATAAAATAGGTATTTTGTAAGCGACCGGCGAAGCGATCCAGCGGGCGGGAAGGGGACCGGGGGGGGGCAAACCACCAACGAAGGAAACGCTCTCCCTATCCTCCGAAATATTTTTTCTCAAATTTTTTTTCTTGCAATTTACGACAAATGCAAAATCTGCATGCTGTAAAGTGTTGATACAGAGCGTTTCGTAAATTTCGTAAATCTTTTTTAGGGCTTTACGCAGGAGAGATAAAATATATATATAGAAAGGACTGAAAAAAATATACGAGATTTACGAAGTCCTGATTATCAATGCGTTAGCTGGTGTAAAAGTTGCAAATTTCGTAAATTGGTGTAAATTGGGTTAGGATTCGGCGTTTTGCATAAAAATAGTTTCATAAAAAGCAACACATAGTTGTTTTAAGTGAAACTATTTTTTATCTTTGCGGTATGACAAGGAAAGAAGAAAGGATATTGTCGGAGTTATACCCCGGCGTGTCAAGTTTCACGGACGAGCAGGTCGCGTTCGCGCACCGAGCCATTGAAATCTGCAACAGGGACGCGAAGCGTTCGAGGATTCCCCGTACCGACATCGGCATTGGGGAAACTTTTTTCCGCAAGGGCAAGCGGTACAGGTGTATTCCTCGCCGCCGTGTTGGTTTGCCTTGCGAGGCGTGTTCCGGGTGCGCGTTCAATCAGTCGGATGCGAAGTGTGCCGGATTGCGATGCTCGAAGTTCGACCGCAGTGACGGCAACAATGTCTGGTTCGAGGAGGTTGTATGATTTCCATTCTGCGTGAGGAGTTTTCGGGGCTGTTGACGGCGAGGGCGGAGCCTTTGTCGTCGGTGTTGTCTGTACGCGCGGTGAAAGACCGTGTGGACTCCTTGACGCTATTTTGCCGGGAGTTGTTGCGGTCGTCGTCGTTGTGTCTGGTGGATGGTGATCTGCATGTCTTCGATGGTCGGAGTTATGTGTCGTGTTCGCGGGCTGATGTGGTGGCTGTGCTGGGGAATGTGCTTGTGGATGGAGGGGTGTCGCCGACGGATGTCCGGATGATGTCTGACATGCCGATGTCGGTGATTGGTGAGCGGTCGTTCCGTTCCGGCCGTCTTCTCTGTTTCCAGAACGGCGTGTACGACCTGGACGACGGCTCGTTCACGGAGGGTTTCAGTGCGGATCGTGTGTGTACGGAGCGGATGGAGTACCGATACGACCCTTCTGCCGGATGTGCGGCATGGGAGGCGTTTCTTTGCGAGGTGTTGCCTGATGCTTCGGTGCGGAGCGTCCTCCAGGAGTTCTTCGGCATGGTCTTTCTGGACCGAGAGCGGTTGAGCGTGGAGAAGTTCGCGTTGATGGTTGGTTCCGGTGCGAATGGGAAGAGCGTAATCGGCAATGTGATGCGCAGGGTGCTTGGTGCATCCGGTGTCACCTCTCTGGACACGGCTCAGTTGCGGGACGAGAAGATGTTGCCATTCATCGGGAAGCGGTTGAATTTCGTCCCGGACATGGCGCGGAACAAGGACTTCGACTCGGCGATCAAGGCGCTTGCCTCCGGCCAGGAGGTGACTGCGAGGCGTAATTACCAGGACCCGGAGCGGGTGAAGTGTCCGCCGTTGTGTTTCGCCCTGAACGAGTTGCCGGTCTTCCGCGACCTCACGCCCGCTTTCTTCCGCCGTCTGCTGCTCTTCCGGTTCGACGTACAGATCCCGTCGGAGCGTCAAGACAGGACGCTGGCCGACCGGTTGTGCGCGACGGACCTGCCGGGCATCTTCAACTGGGTGATTACCGGGCGTGACCGGCTCATCCTGAACGGCGGCGAGTTCACTCCTTGTCCGAAGATGGACGGCGAGCTGGAGTCGATGCGCCGGGAGGTGTCCGCCTGTTCGTACCCGGCGCGGGCGTACCTGGAGAGCCGTGGCTACTCGGTACGTCCGGAGTTCGACGGCCAGACGCCTGTGCTGGTCTCTCAGAACGAGATCGCGCTGGGCTTGCGCGACACGGTGTCGCGTTACATGATCACGGCGGAACTCAAGCGCCTTGGCGTCCAGACTTTCCGGAGCAAGGAGCTGTTCTACAAGGTATATCCCAAAACGAAATAGAAATGAAAGCATTGAAAGACAAAATCAAGCTCGACGCGAACGAGCGGCGTGTGGGTAACTTCGTCATCCGCGACGAGGAGAACCACATGAAGGTCATGGACATCAACTCCCTCTTCACGCACCGTGTGGCGAAAGGCGTACCGGTCGGTATGTTCCTCAAGCAGCTCTACGACGAGATCAAGGGGGGCAGGAGCGACGGCAACGGGCTTCACAACTGGCTCGCGGTCATCTTCTCCGTCTTCTCGTGCATCCCGGACCAGGAGTACCTGGAGAACGTCTTCAAGGAGACGGAGGCGTGTATGAAGCGTCATCCGGAGTGCTACGGCATGAAGCTGGACGGCACGGAGGAGGAGGATGCCGCCGCCGCGCAGGAGGTGAAGGAGATGATGGGTTTCGAGGAGGAGGTCAAGGAGATGGTCGGGAACGATGGCCGGTCTGAGTAATTTCCAGTGCGGATGGCGCCGCATCGCCTGCCGTGTGATCCTGTGGTTCAACGGTCTGCTTCGCGGTCTTGGGAGGTGGCTTTTCCACCTCTCATTCGCCGGGGTGCAGACCAGGCTGTATAAGCGGTGGTACATCGAGCGCCAGGAGCGTATGACTGTTGACGAAATCAGAATGACGTATGGCGGTGGAACGGAGTCTTGATCTCGGTCTGGCGGAAATAAGAAGTAGTATGGCCATACCTACACAACCCATAGATTTCAGCCCGTCGAAGGTCTTTCTCCAGAAACTTGACGGGTCGGAGCCGCCGATCGTCGGCGAGTTCCCATCGGCTCCACCTCTGCCGAAAAAGGTGGGTGGGGAACGGTGGTGGACGGGATGCGACACCGGCCCGGGATTCGGCGAGACCGTATTGACCGCAGAGGTGTCCGTTCCGCCGGAGGCCGTCGCGGAGTTGAAGCGTATGGCGCAGCAAGCTCTCCTCGACACTTTGGTTAATGTGATTCGGAAAGCGCGATACATAGACCGCTATTTTCACGTTTTTCATTTGACGGAGGAGATATATCGGCGCGATTCCGCCCTCTGCCACCGGCTCCACCGGATGAACCTCACCAGATACCTCCGCTCCAAATGCCTCTATCCGGCCCGTGGCATCCGCGTCACCCTCAAGAGCGGCGCGGTGGTCTGGCGGAAATAAAAAAAGCCGCCCACACATCTCTGCGTGGACGGCACCTCTAAATTTTGCATTACGGATTTAAAAATCCAGTGCAAAGATAGTGAATCCGGAGGGGAAATCAAAGCCTCTCCGGATTTTTCTTATTCGACTATCCCCATCCGGCGCAGCCTGCCCCGGATCGCGTTCTCCAGGAAGGTGCGGTACTGCTCGCGCAGGAGTTCCGGCGGATTGTGCATGAGGACTACGGAGGCGAAGGCGTCACGCGCCTCTCTCGCGTCAGCCAGAGTGTATTTCCCGGTGATGAGCGATCCGTTGCGCCTGGTGTAGTGATAGACGACCTCGGTGCTGATGAAGGTCCGCTTCCCGGCGAACGCGAACTCCATGTTGAAGATCATGTCCTCGAAGACTCGCACTCTGGGGAAGGATGTGATGGCTTTGCGCCGGTAGAGGCATCCGGTCACATGGCCGACATCGCAGGTAGGCGTGAATAGGACGGGGGAGAGCCGGTGCCGGAGGCCGGGCGGTTCTATCTTCCAGATGCTCTTCTCTCCAGTTGCCTCCCATTCGTTCATCTCAAGCCCCACGATGCGGTCCGCTTCCGGGTTGCGCTCCATCTCGGCGAGGAGGGTGCTGAGGGCTTCCGGGAAGAGCCAGTCGTCGGAGTCGAGGAAGGTGACGAAGACGCCGGATGCCACGGCGAGACCGAGGTTGCGGGCGTGGAAGAGGCCGTTGTTCTTCGTGGATGAGACGATGGTAAACCGGGGGTCGCCATCCGTCTGGGCGATGATCTCGCGCAGACTTCCGTCGATGGAGCCGTCGTTGACAACGATGCACTCCCAGTCCTCCTCGGTCTGCTCTTTCACGGAGTCCAGGCAGCGCTCGATGTATTTCTCGGTGTTGAAGACCGGTACGATGATGGATGTCTTCATGGCTAAAGGTCTTTCTGGTCGCACCAGGTTCCGGGTTTAAGCGGCATCGCGTGGTCTCTCTTGACCTTGACCTCGATGCTGTACCCCACGAGGCTGCCGCCCTCGGTGATCTCGTCGGCGCCGAGCTGACGGACTATCGAGCGACCGAGGAAACCGGCCATCCGGCGCTGGGCTTCTTTCTGCATTCCGATGATGTTCTTGCCGAACTTGATGGTGTCGGAGTCGGTGATGGTGTAGTAGGCGGTGAAAGTCTGTTGCTTGTTGAGATCGTTTTCGGCATAGTCGAGCAATCTCTGTGCGCGGGCGAGCGATTCCCGCAGTTTCATATTCTCCTCCCGGAGTTTCTTGATTTTGTTTCCGAACATAATGTGATTAGAGTGTTAAGTCGATTTTGAAATAGTCTTCGAGGAAGGCGCGTGGGCTTATCGCGCAATCCGGGAAGAGTGGCGGGTTAACCCTGGTGTTGAACTCCTCGTATGAATCGCAGAAAAGGTTCTGGAAAGCGACGCCGTATGCGTCGCCCATGTTTGCCTTTGCGGAGCAGTTCGGGTGTGTGTCCAGGTAATACTGTTCTGCGCGAAGAACGGCGAGGAGGAACTTCGGATATTTTCTGAAATCCGCCTTGCCGCAATCGCCTTTGAGCGGGCATCCTATACAACCAAGGCGGCGTTCAGGATGAAAAATCCCGGCCTCATCATAATAGACCGGGGCGCATTTGATCTTCTCTTCTTGGATGAACCTCACGACATCTTCGAGCGTCCATTCGAGGATCGGCAGGTAAATCTGAACCGTATCTTTCTTCGAGAACACTCGGCAGACCTCCGGCTCCTTATATCGCCTCTCTCGGTCATGGGACTCATCACGCCTAACTCCTTGAACTGCTCTTGAGTACACTTTGTACTCCTTGAGTATGTCGCAACAGAATCTTGCCCTTCGGGTAGGCATGCCTTTTCTCCGAATAATGTCGAGGAATGTTTCCTTCGGCCTGATGATGGTTGCGCCGACCTCTTTGCAATGCGCCGTTGTTCCCGGCGGGTCGATCGAGGTCTGCTTGTAGATGGCCTCGTGCGGGATGCCCGCCATCTGCGCCAGGCGGAGGATCACATCACTATCTTTGCCGCCAGAGTAGGAAATCTCCAGCGGCCCGTCTTGCGGGATTGCCCGGAGGAGTTTGATTGCGGCGTCAACTTTTCTATTATAGTCCATATTTAACGCTTAAACTTTGTAACGATAAATCTCTCGGCTTCGGCCTTGAGACGAAAAAACGGGGGCATTGCGGCCTCCGTAGATTTTGTGGTATAGATTTACTTGCTTGCGCTTCGCACTTAAATTTGGCGGGCCGCTTTCGCTTCCCGTGCATTTTTTACGGCTTTGGAGAAATCATTCCAGAGTTCTCGTTCCACCGTGTACCCTGGGGATGACATGAAAGCCGCCATAAGGTTCCGGTAGTGAGAGATGGTCGCGTGGTTCTTGCCGAGGAGGGCGCCCACTTGTATGGTGGTCATTCCCCTCTCCAGCAGGACGTGGGCGATCATCGCCCGTGCGACCACGTTGTCCCGTTCCCTTGTCTTGGTTGCGGCATCCGCTCCCGACACGCGGAGCATCGTCTGTCGCAGTTCCTCGGCCCACTCCCGCATCCTGGGCGAGAGCACCGGCGCCGGTTTCTTTGGTCTTGCCATTGATTTCTCGTTTATAGTCTTCGTAGAGCCAGAGGCAAATCTTGTTGGCGACCACCTTGACGGCGGCTTGCACGCGGTTGAATTGCTTCTGGGAGATGGTACGGCCTTCGCCGAAGCGGAGGCGTGAGTATTCCTTGCTGGCCTTGAGCACCCGGTCGATGTAGGGATCGTAGAGGGGTTGGCCGGAGGCTGTCTTCCAACATTCGCCGTGGAAGTCCTGGGCGTCGGCGGCAAGGAGGTTGCAGAGCCACGTTTGGGAGAGCTCGCGTTGTGTCTCGATGGGGAGTGAGTTGTCGCACTCCTGGATGGCGATTTCGGCGATGCCGAGGTGCGGTTGGATGAACGCCTCAAGCTCGTCGGCCTTGTCGATGACGTACTCGGTCTGCTCTTGGTCGAACGCGGAGAAGAAGTTGCGGAAGAAGGTGTAGAAGCCGTCGGCCATCTGGTTCTTGTACTTCTTCTGGAGGCCCTTGCAAGGTTGCTTGCGTATGCTCTGCTCGAAAACCTGCTTGGCGGCGTCGAGGAGGAAGAAGTATGTGATGGCTGTGAGGTTGTCCTTGTTTCCTTTGACTTGGTGGTAGCCGCGCCGCTTGTAGATGGCGTCGTTGATCTCTCGGTTAGTCATACTTGTGTATCTTTTCGTTAAGCCACATCAACGCTACGGAAAACCACGCGAGCAAGCAAGCCGGGGCGAACACGATGTTAAACACCACTTGCTCGACGAACCTGCTTGCACGGGGGCTCCCGCCGCGCAAAACGGACAAGACATATAGCGAGGACTCACAGACCGCGCAGATGACGGCGGCGATTCCCCACCAGAGAAGGATGTCTAAATTTCCGATCTTCATTTCTTGCCTCCTTTGCTCCAATGGATTCCGACGAGCGCTTGGAGAGCTCGGACGAGCCAGCAAGGGCGGAAGCCCTCGAACACGCACGTTGGTTTCGCGTTCTTCTTGCCGATGTAGAAGTATGAGGTCTGGGGTCGCTTCGTCTTGGGCGCCGTCGCTATTGCGGTAAAAGTTCGTTTCATTTCTTGATCTCTTTAAGTTTGTCGATGCTCGGAAGCCCGAGGAGTCGGAGAGCTTGGTCGGCCTTGCGCTTGGTGGTCACGCCCTTCAAGAGAAGATAGTTGAAATCGTGATAGATTTCGAGCGTTTCGGTGTCGGGGCGATATTCTACATACTCATACCTTCCGTGTCCGTTGTCGTCCTTGACAACGAACCTAAAGAAAGGGATGGGAGGGAGTATTTCATTCCCTTTCTCGAACCCCCATTTGAGTAGGTCTTTCTCTGTGATCATACTCTATTTGTTTTGATTGTCCGCTCTTGAAATTGCTTGCACGAGGCGAGAGGAGAGCGAAACGCCTCTCCACCCCTTTAAAAGAGCGAGGTCGTACTTTCGGAGTTTGTCGCTTTTCTGCGTGCGACCGAACTTGAATTTTCTCCCTCCTTTCCAACGATTCGCGTTCTCTTTCATCCCCGGCCCTCCTTTTTCTCCTTGTACTCCGCGAGTGCGTCATAGAACATCTCGGTGATGTGGCCGATGAGGTAGGCGAACGTCTCCTCGTCCTCAACACCCCTGGGGTGGAGGATTTGGTAGGCGGCGTGGAAGATTTCGTGAGCTACTGCCTTCGGTGACGGCTCGCTGTTGAACACGATGAGGTAGTTCGGCGTCCCGAAGTTGCAGGTAAGGGCCTCGACCTTCATAGACGGGTCTTTGTCGAACTGGTCCTTGAAGGACTGCCGACCATCTTCGGGAAGGCCGATCTCGTTGAAAAATGCGTCCAACTCTTTCTGGTTGGTGTCGATTGCGAACGAGAGGTCGCAATCAAAGATGTCGATAGGGAATCCTGTGATCATATTTCTTCCTCTTTAAGTAGTTTTCCGTTCATTCTCTCCGGGTGCCCGACGAGGACGCACCAAATGCAGTTGGTGGCCCATTGTTCGAGGTAGGCCAGCGGCTCGCTTGTGTCGAACCCGCCCAGCGGAATGTCGAATTGCTCGCTCAACAGGGCTACATAGTGAAGTGCTTCGTGGGCGCAGATGCCAGCCCCGCACTCTTTCGGGCGAAACATTGACACAAGGCAACCCCTCCAATGGCTTTCTTTGTTGCCGACGCGGACAGTGTTTGCGAATTGGCCACCCTCGTCGAAAACATCTCCAAAGGAATCACAGATTTCTCCTTCATTGTCGAACGGGTAGAACAGCTCCGCTACATCCTCGGCGTTCGGTTGCTTGCAAACCCAGAGCCTCGTGGGGTAGATCACGGGATCGAACTCGTAAATCTTCGTATTCATACTCTATTCCTCCCCGTTAGGCTCGATGAACTCGATACCATATCGCTCACATTGATACTCGAAAGAGGTGCTGAACCTTTCAGCCCAACAGAACGCAGCACCAATATAGTAGTAGTCCTCAACTTTCTGCGCGGCATGTACTTTCTGCACCAGTTCTCCCGACGCAGCATAAGGAGATTCTTCCCACAGCACAATAATCATCTCCCCCTTACCGAGCAGCTCCTTGAGCCGCTTGTAGTCCTTGCTTGTCTTGTAGTTCAGTTTGCTCATTTGACTTTGCTTTTGGTTTCACGAATCTTCTTGGTCAGTTCTCGGTACAAGTCCCACTCGATGTTGAAGTGGTTGATTACCCAGCGGAGGCCACCGAGGAAGCCTCGCCAATATTGTGCGTCGAACTTCATTTCTCGTCCTTTTTGATGATTACTGATACCTTCTCGCCGAAATAAAGGTTGTTGGGTATCTTGCTCATAGTGCGAACATAGTTCACGTTTTTGAGGTCGCTGACCACTTCTCCCTCCACCGCGTCCTTCATCAGCCGCTCCTTGCAGACCATCCACCCGTCGGCAAAGGCTGGTTTCATAAGACGAAATGCGCCATAGGTCAGGCTTTGTTTGCCTTTGACATATTCGTTAGCCGCATCAAGAGCCTCCTTGTCATATTTCGGATCATAGTCATCAGGCGCATCGTTCTTGCCACAGACGCGCCACCTCTCGGCAAGCATACCATCGGCAAAAGCCTGGCGCTTGGCAAAGGTTGCCGAATCCTCGTCCACCTCCGCACGATAGCCGATGTACCAAGCTGCCGCCTCTTGCACATCGGCGGGGACGGGTAGGACGGCCCGGGGTTGGGCGATAAGGTTCTCGGCATCCGCCGTAGTGATGCACACGGAGATTTCGCCGAAGTTCAACTCAATCGAGTGCTTAACGCCTTTGATTACTTCTACTTTCATATCTCTATCGTTTTCCATTGTTTTCTTTCATCCAAGCCTTTGCCTGCTCGATCCAGGGTTCAAGCTCATGGAATTGCTTATACTCGGGTTGGCCTTTCGGAAAACAATCCGGGCAGAAATATGCGCATGGCGGATTGGCTTCGTGCTTTGTTACATGCCACCCGTGATAGAGAAGCCATTGTGTAACAAGTATAACCGTTGTGGCGCAGTACGGTTTAAGAAGCGCCAGCTCCTTTTCACTGTACATATTCGGCACCTCCAGCTCCTTACCGCAGGACGTGCATTTGACCAAGCCTACACGGGAATTAAGCCCGTATTTCTCACGCAGTTCTTTGATTGTCATATCTCTACTTCTTTAAGTGTTTCATCGGATTCCACTTGAACTTTGTCAACTCCTCTGCAATTTGTTCTCTAAATCGTTTTACTCCCCACTCCGCGAAGTGGCGGGCGAGGGCGATGATACCTTCGTTGTCGAGGTAGTGGCCGCTCATTGAATCGAACTTGTAGTCCTTTTTCAGATTGGCATACCTCTCGTTCCACCACCGCTCAATCTCCGCCTCCAGGTCTGCCTCCGGCGCGATGCTCCCTTGAATCGGCTGCGGCGGGCACATCTTGTCGAACTCGGCGCGGAGATCGGGATTCTTGGCGAGTATCTGCGCCCACTCGCGGAGGGAATGGGTTTCTTCGGCAATAATCTTGTCAATGTTGCTCCGCACCTCGGCTCGTACCTTCGGGTCGCAGTTCTTTACGCATACCTCGAAAAGTGCATTGGTCTTATTCGGTTGCTCCGCCTCGACGAAGTAGGCGTATTGTGCATTATCCGCACCGTCATATTGAGAGCAAGCGACTCCGCCGTTCATATCCCTCGCAAAGCAACCTCGATAGGACGAGCGGTCAATAAGGCAACACTTATCACAACACTCTGCTTCGTTTGTACAGTGTTCCACTCTCACCCGCTTACCCGCGATGGTGATTATTTCTTCTTGTTTGCTCATATCTTACTACATATTTTTTGCATTAACATCGGCTAACGCCTTGATTGAACGGCAACTTCTTCCACGCCACCACTCCTCTATTGCTTCGGCTTTATCTCTTGGGCACGGATCAGGCTCATAGGAAGCAGGGCAATACATACAACCATCCCCATCATCGTGATAGTGGCGGCAGACCGTTTTTAGTCGCTTAACCAACGCCCGAATAATCCTATCGTTCAGCTTCTTCATATTACTTCGATTTAATCTCTTAGCCAATGATCCGGTATCTGCACACCGGTCTTGTGCTCATATGCCATTGCGATTTCAGCAATGTCGAGTTCGTCGATGCTATAGTCACCCGTAAGGAGGATTTCACGGATCGTCCTAAAGGCATTCTCGGTCATACCTGCAGTCATCTCGAAAGGGTCATGTACTACAGTTGCTGTTAACTTGCCGTCTTCTGACTTGTAATAAATCTCGCCCATATTGCTTCGATTAAAGGGTGATTTCTTTCTCGATGCCGCAGAGGTGATCGTCCGCATATCTCCAGAGATAACCACCAGCGCTTCTACATACATATTCTTTCCCGTCTTTTTTGAGTTTTTTACCGACCGCACAATTATGGATATTTGAGCTTCCAATATGAAGCGTTCTGCTTGCCTCTTTTACACTATTAAACGTGCGAACAAACTCTCCATCTGTGGTGAATTGACTGATCCGCTTTGAGACCCTTTGAGTACGTGTTCCATATTTTGTGTTATACTCTTTGGTACACCATTCAAGGTTCTCCACACTGTTGTTCAACTTGTTCTCGTCTTTATGGTTCACATCGCTTAATTTTCCCCCGTTTGGAATAAACGCTATTGCAACGAGACGGTGAATCGCAAAGCTCTTCGACTTACCATCTTTACACAAGAAAACATTCAAATAGCCGTCTTTTGAAACCGACGGCTTCAACACTTTCTCCTTTGAGATATAGGCAAACTTACTGTTGCTATTCTTTTGCCGAGAACAACTTTTTACACGCCCCTTGTTCGAAATAAGATATAGTCCCTCATAATCCGGAAGCTCTCTCCAAGTCTCCCCGTCAATATCCATCATGTCAAGAAGTTCAACGCTCTTGCTCAAGACCATTTTTGCGACAAGGGGGTTGCCATATATAGACAGCAACTCCTCGCATACACGGCGAGATGTCTCATTTATGGAGTAATGCTCTTTCTTGCACCAGCCAGATACTTTCAATTCTTTTGCTTTCATAGCACGATAAACATTACGATCACGATGATAGCGGCCACGCCGCAGACAATCCAACGGGAGGTTTTCTCGTCCCGCTTGGCTTTGGAACACGGCAAGCTCGTCACGGGGCAAGTGTCCCCGTAGAACTCGCATTGGTGACAGATGGCCTTCGGCACTCTGTACTCTTGGACTTTATACTCTGGTTTCATTTTCCTCTTTCGTTAAATCGTTTCAACACTTCCTCGCAGAGTTCGGGGTTGGTCTGGACTTTCGTCTCAAACTCGTCCTCCACCTCCCTGATGATCCCGGCGAGGTCACGGATAGTCACCCA